ATGGGTGAGATCGTTGCGAAGGCAGCGGGCACGCCCATCGTTGCCGAAAAGGACTGGGACAGGCTCATGGCGCTGTTCGCATCCCGGCAACGGGGCCGACCGAACTCGGAAACCTATCTGTGCTCGGGGCTCGTGTTCTGCGACCTCTGCGGGCATCACCTCAGCGGGCGGCCCAAAGCCAATCTGCGGCCCTACCCGGATGGAAAGATGCGGCGGCAATACTGGTGTCAGAAGCGTGCGATTAATGGCGGCTGCGGCAAGATCACCATCGACCAGCGCGAATTGGACAAGCACATAGGCGCGATCGTTGTTGGCATCCTGGCAGACCCCCGTCACGCCGAGGCGGTGGAGGCAGCATCCAAAGCCATCGAGGAAGCGCGCCGACCCCTCATGGCGGAACGCGCTGAGTGCGAGCAGTTGGCCCTCGAGCTCTCAAAGAGGTTGGGCCGCCGCCAGATAACCGTGGCCCGGTACGACGCGGCCATGGACCCCTTGGAACAGCAGATTGCCGAATTGAATGCCAAGCTCGACGAGATCGGCACCGTCCCGGACGGTCCTGTATCCGCGGAAGACGCAAAGGCATCGCTTGATGAATGGACGGCCCGATGGAAGGCGGCTACCACAACCGAGAAACGGGGAATGTTCCGCCAAGCGCTTACCGGGAAGCGAGTCGTGATCAAGACAGCCGTACGCAATGGGCGCGCTCATTTCGACCCGGGCCGGATTGCGATCGAGGACGTCAAGAAGAAGAACAGAGGGAAGAGCTAGGCTGCCCGACGCTCGTCGATTTTGCGGACTATGGCGGCGACGGCGGCAAAGTGTTCGTCGTTCATGGCGGGGAATCGGGAGGTGATTCCCCGCCAGTAGTCGATGAGTTCGGCGTCGAAGCTGAGCTGATCGGGTTCGGTGCCCGGCTGGTCGGCCGGGCCTTCGTTCTGTGCGGGGGTGTCCTCGGGCATAGTCGCTGTCCCTTTCGATCAGGCGGCGAGTGCCGTGGGTTCGGTGAGTGCGATCAGCCGTTGGCGGTCGTGGCTGCCAGCGGGCAGCCACACGGGCCCCGCTGGGCTCATGGCGTCGATATCGCCGGTTGCCGTGCTCGCCACGGCGAGTCCGGCGGTGAGCGCGGGTTGTGCGCTGAGGTGGCGATGAAAGTTGTTCTGCCGCAGCTCTCCGGTGAATACGAAGAGCACCGGCAGGTTCATTCCTGCTTGTGCCAATTCTCGATATCGGCCGAGCTTGCCTACGAGTTCTTCTATCGTCTCGGTGCCGTTGTCGTATTCGAGGAAGAAGCGTATCCGTTTTCCGTGTTCTTCCCAGTGGCCGTATCCGTCAGGCCGCACGATGTTCGCACAGATTTCGGCCGTGTCGCGTTCGTTCCACCATTCCAGAAGCTCCTGGCCGTCCTTGTTTCGCGCGTCGAATTTCAGGTGTGAGAAGAATTCATTTATGCCGAGCAGGTGATCGAGTCGCTGGGATCGGGATAGTCGGAGCATTTTCTCGTGTGTTTTGCTGGCGGTGGGCAGCGTGTGCCCGTGGCTGGCGGCGATGATCATCGCGCCGAGCGGTCCGAGGGTGTAGCGCCACGGCAGGGTGCCGGGGCCGGGGCATGACCGGAAGCGCCCGATCACGCCGCGTGCGGTGAGCTTGGCAAGCCGTTTCCGTGCCACGTTCTCACTGGCGAACAGCAACCGCGCGATCTGCGTGGAAGTGAGAACGTGATGAGTGTCGAGCAATTCCAATAGCTCGATATCGCGGGAGGTGAGTTGTCGTTGGGTGGTGATGGCGTCGGCGGTGGTGATCCTGTGTCGGGTGGCTATAGAAGCCAGTGGGGGTTTCGTCATGGCGAGCCGCCTCCGTTGCCGAGCTGGGGTGATGGTTGACCGGGAGTGTCCCGTTGGGTGTCCCACTCTTAAGCGGGACACCCAACGGGAGGGCTGTGGGACACCCATTGGGAAACCCAATGGCCTCACGCTGCCGACCCTGGATCGAATTTGCGTTTATACGCGTCCGACAATTCGGTCCGGTGTTTAAGTAGCGTCCGCTGTTGCTGTGAGAGGCCGGTCAAATTCCGTGCCGCAGTCCGTAACTCGTCCGCGCGTCCCGCTATTTCGGACGGTAATGGCACGGTGTCCAGGCTGAACGGCGGAAAGGCTCTGCCGTCATGAATGATACGCGCGGTCACTTCGTAGCCGGGCCGGTTCGACAGATCCGCTGGCTGAAAATAGGGCGCGAAATGCGGCCCGAATTTCCGGCCGTCGTCCGGAGACACGGTGAACACGATCTTATTGCGGGCGTTCGCGTCGATCGCTTCCCGCATTTCCGGCGGCAATTGCGCCATGTGCTGGTGCGCGAGGACCAGCGACACCCGATAGCCGCGCGCCTCGGCCAAGGCGTCATCGACGCCGATCGGTAAATGCAGGAAATTGTGGCATTCGTCCACGATGATGGTCGCGTCGAGCCGCTGATCGGGTGATAGTCCGGCGCGGCGGGTGATCGCCGACCACAACCCCGACAACAGCAGCGACCCGACGAGTTGACTGCCGTAGTCGGTGATCTCGCCCTTGGGGATTCGGGCGATGAGTATTCCGCCGTTCAGGATTTCGGTCAGGTCGAACGTGGAAGCCGGGGCCGCGAGCAGATCCCCGGCGAAGCGGTGCGACAGCACCGACCGCAACCGTGAGACCACCGGCCCGTACAGCTGTTGGCGTTGCGGGTCGCTCAAAGCGTCGTAGCCGCTCCAAAACCCTTCGAACCCACCAGGTTCCCCGTAGCGGGTGGTGATGGCGCGGTGATGGCCGCGCACGGTCAGCAGCGGTATCACATCGGCCAGGGTGGAGCCCGGACGGCGGGCCGCAGTCAAGCACGCCGCCCGGAAGATCTCCTCCATACGCGGTCCCCACCATTGGGCGTGGGGTTTGCGGAAGGTGCCGATCACGGTCTCGGCCGCGAACTCGCGGCCCTCGAGGTCATCGGCCAGCCCGGCGGGGGCGGCGAGCACGTTCCACGCCGGGGGCGCGTCCCGTTCGGCCGGGTCCAAGATCACCAGCCGTTCGGCCGCATACGCGGGCAGCCGCGCGAGCACGTTGTTGGCCAGATCGCCCTGGCAGTCCAGCAACACCACCCCACGCCCGGCGGCGGCCTCGGCCAGCGTCAGGTTGGCCAGCCACGTCGATTTCCCGGAACCGGTCACCCCCGGCACATGGACGTGATGGCGTGCGCCCGCCACCGTCAACCCGATCATGTCGCCATCGGTGGCCAGTCCCAGCGGCTTGGGTGACTGGCGGCGCACGTCGTCTGGTGTGGCCAGCCGTAGCCGGTTCACCAACGGGTGATCGCCCGAAGGCTGCGTGTTGTCATCGGGATTCGCGGGCTTGTCGAAGCGTGGCGAGTCGTTCATTGCTGATCGTCCTTCCAGTCGGGGATGCGCGGGGCGCGGCGTCCGGCGGCGCGGGTGCGGGCGGGGCTGGTGTCCATGCCGTAGGTGCCGCCATGGGCCGGGAGATGCCACAGCGCGGCGAGTTCGGCGACCGTGGCGACGAATCCCGGCCCCGGCCGCCGGGCGGCGATACGCCGCGCGGCGCGCGCGACCCTGCGCGTGATCAGGCCGTCACCAGCGGTGACAACCTGGTCATAGCCATCGGTCAGCCGCGTGACCGCACCGCGCCGATAGCGGGCCGGGACCGACCCCGCCACACCCGCACGCACGGTCACCCGCAGATGCTGCCGATCCGTCTTCTTGACCACGACGTCTCGAAACCATTGCGCGGCAACCGGATCGGGATCCTGCGTACTCCGCGCACGATAACCGGTGCGGGCAGGGGCCGGGCCGGGCTGAAGGAAGTCCAGCAGTTCCCGCAGCAGCCACAGGCACAGCCCGCCGGTACCGTCGAGCACCCGCACACCCAAGCCGCGGGAACCCGTGCCGCGCTGCGCGGCCACGATCACCTGAACGACGGCGGTCTCACCCGGCCCGCGTTCGGCCAGTGCGGTCAGCACCTGCCCCAACGGGTCGTAGTCGTCCGCGTCCACCACCCGCCTGGCGGTCGCGTCCACCAGCGGTGACCATTCCCCAGCGCGCGGCGCGATCTCTCGCCCGCACACCCCACCGCGTCCCTCCAGCGTCGGCGGTGGGGTCACCTGTTCGACCTGCGCGCCGGGCCACGCGCCGAGAATGGCGGCAAGAACGTCTTTCGGCGCGAACGCGGGCGGCACCCACAGCCCTACCGTCGTCGCGTCGTCGGTGGCGAAGAACTCACACGCCACATGCCGCGCCCGCCACGGCCGGCGGTGAGTCCGGTGCAGCATGCCGGCCAGCGACCGGGCGAACCGCTCGCCCGCATCCCGGCCCATCGTCGCGGGCACGGTGACCTGCAACCACACCGCCTCCCGCGCCTCCCGGCAGCGGTACCAGCCGACCAGCCAGCCCAGCACCAGCCGCGCGAGAACGAAAACCACGGCGGCGATGACCAGCCACCGCCAGCCCAGGTTGATCAGCCGCCAGACTCCGGCGGACAGTCCCTGGACGAACGCATCGAGATTCCGACCGAGCTGCATGATCATGCGAATGCCTCCCGCCAGCGCACCTGACACGGGATAGACGGAGGGACCTTGCTCATGGCTACTCCTCGGATCGTGGCCGTAGATTTCTCGTGCACCCAGTACTGGCACCCCGCTGCCTGAAAATCCGGGTAGGACGGGATAAAGATTGGGATAGCGCCCGCCCCACCACCGCGCGCCGGGCGGCCCATCGACCACCGGCACCGAACGCTGCGCCGAACTTCACGCATCGCAACCTCCTCGGCTCGTCGGCATTCTTTTCTCCTCGTGTCCTCAGCAAAGGCAGGAGCTCCCCAACGTTCGACAACCGATCGGAAGGGTGCGGGACACCCCTCCTGACCTGCTCCTAACCACGGCGTCCGACTTCTCGCGCGATATGACACAGCGGTCCTCCTTCCCGGCGAATTCGCTAAGTCCTCTCGCCCGGTAGTTGCACGGGGGGGGGCCTGTTTTGCGACACCGGATCACAAAACGATCGGGACACCGGTTGGTATGACCTACACATGGGGCGAGCCCCCAGCCTCGAGGCTGGGGGCTCGCGTAGAACCCGGTAGTTCTCGTCCGGATTCATTCGGTTGTGGCAGTACATCTTGCGGTGCTGCTCGAGCACCTCTCGGTCGAGGTCAGCGGAACCCCGAGGTGTCGGGGGACCGTCGCAGTGTCGGATTCCGGTGCAGGACGGGCTGTGACCGCGTGAACTAGCCCCGGCTCACTGGGTGATCCAGCCGGGTTTGTCATCAACCCAGATGTCCGGGCGCGGAATGTCGCCGCGACTGATCCGCAGCCAGAGCCCCGCGTGCGCGATCCCATGGCGGCGGCACATGGTCACCGAGTCCGCCGCATCGATCGTCGGCTCAGGCCAGCGCCATTCCGGTGGAACTGGTCCGGCACCGGCTACGACGATCGGTGCCCACGTCTGGATCATGGGCAGCGTCCATCCCGGCCAACGGCCGATCATGACTACTGGCGGCGGCACCCAGTACGGGCCGTGCACGCGCCATCGCTGGAGCCGGTCATAGGGCACGCCCGCCTCTCGCGCGAATCGGCGCAGCCCGAGGAAGCAGCGGACACCGACATCGTAGGTACCGCGCGGCGGCGATATCGGGACCAAGGCGGCCGTCACCGTGACCGCATTTCAATGGTCGTGTCCGGCGGAATGATCCAGCGTGCGTAGGTGTCGTGCGGATCGACGGTGATCACATCGACCACCCGCACCAGCTCGTCGGGCACCGTTCCGCCGAAGTGCTCCAGATTCGGCACGACCACCGCCTCCGCGCGCATCCGGCGGACGACGTTGATCAGCCGTTGGATGGGGTCTTCGATGTGCTCGCTGAACACGACGGTTTTCGCGAGCGTGTAGCCGAGCCGTTTGGCGAGGCTGCGGTTCTGCATTTCTTCCCACTGCTGGCGTGCTCCGGACACATCGCTGCGCAAATAGCCTATGGCCCTCGGGGTTTCGAACATCGTCACCACCGCCTGGTTGGCTCATATGCACGTCGGCGCTCTGCTGCAAGGCGTGCCTGTATGTCGGCAACGCTGGCCCCGGCTCGGTGCTGCGCCGGATGGGTTGCGCGGCTGGATGATAGAGCTGCCGCGAGCATCACCATGGCAGCCAATGTGATGGCGAGGATGACTTCCATGTCGGGCTCCTTCGGATTCTGCTCGGTCAGATTTGGCGCTGTGACCAGCGTGTCTCCGGGTTTGCCGTGATTGAAGGTGACGCCAGTGCACGCGGGTATACGCTCGGTTCACGCATCTCCCCGCACAGGTGAGGTAATGGGTATGCAAGAGGCATGGACAGGTGCCGACGCAACCGCGCTGCGCATAGCGCTCGGGGTCACCCAACCCGAGTTCGCCGAGCGCACCGGCGTCGCGTTGAGCACGGTAAAGAAGTGGGCGCGACGCGGGACCACGGTTACGCTGCCGTCGTTCTTCGGCGAGCTGATGGAAACCCACCTCACGCGCGCTACCCCACAGCAGCGCGCCAAATTCCTGGCCGCCAAGAAGAATCGCATTCAGATCGTTCTCCCCGGTGATACCGATGATCCGGCCGATTCCATTGCCGCACAGTGGGAACCGGGCGTGTGGACCGCCGACTGCACGGCGATTGCCGATGACCTCACCCGAAAGGACCTGATGGTGGATCGCCGCCAAGCCACCCGCGCTCTGCTTGGGGTAGTCGTCGGAGCCAACCTGCTTGAACCGCTCGAACGCTGGCTGCTCTATGGAACCGGCCAGTCCGCCACTCCGACAGTGACTTCGGCGTGCCGAATCGGGGTGCAGGAAGTCGAGCAGTTGGAGATGGCCGCCCGAGTATTTCGCGAGTGGGATGACCAGTACGGCGGGGACTGCGACGCAAAGCCGTCATCGGCCAACTCAACGAGGTCAACGAACTGCTCACGCAGACTCAGCCGCCGGAAGTTCGCCGTCGTCTCACAGGTGTGCTTGCTCATCTCGCCGAAACCGTGGCGACGATGTCGTGGGATTCCGGACAGCAAGCCGCTGCCCAGCGCTACTACGTGCTCGCAGTCCGGGCTGCACGCGCGGCAGGTGATTCGGCCTTCGCCGCCAACTCTCTCGCGGGCATGGCGCGACAACTGCTGTATCTCGGCCGAACCGCCGATGCTCTGGAACTCGTGCGCCTGGCACAGGATCAGGCAGCTGCGGCGACACCGACTGTCCAAGCCATGCTGCGCACCCGCGAAGCGTGGGCCTATGCCCACCTCGATCGCCCCTCGGCATTCCACCGCGCCTGCGATCGAGCCCAGGAGACCATGGCCGAGGCAACACCGACGATCGACCCCTACTGGATCGGCTACTTCGACGCCTCGGAAATGGCAGGCACCATCGGCGGTCGTCTCCTCGAAATGGCGCAGCGCGCACCAGAATTCGCGAGCGAGGCTGCCGAGCAGATCGACAAGGCGATCGTGTTGCGGCAACCCAACCGGTTGCGCAGTACTGCACTGGACCAACTCGGACTGGCGGAGGCCCGTCTGATCCAGGGCGAGCTCGAGGAAGCGTGCCGACTGGGGCACGCCGCCCTGTCCACCGTCGAACAGACCGCCTCCGATCGCGTGCGGGTCAAACTGCGGGAGATGTTCGCGCGCACCGAGTATGTGGCGGACGTTCGCGCGGTGGCCGAGTTGCGGGACAGGATGCGCGTGCTGGTCGCCGACCCGGTATAGAGAAGGGCATGACTCGCATCGGCGTCACCGGGCACATGAACATCACCGCGGATTCGGTCCCGCTGGTCTACGCGGAGATCACCCGCATCCTGGCCGCCGCAGGAGATCCAGCCGAACTGATCGGTGTCAGCTGTATCGCGCGCGGGGCCGACAGCGTCTTCGCGCAAGCCGTGCTCGATGCCGGTGGGCGACTGGAAGTTGTTCTGCCGTCCCGCAACTACCGGGAGCGCAAGGTCAAGCCGGACCACGCCGAACAGTTCGACACTCTGATGTCGCGCGCGGAAACCGTGCGCGTAATGGACTTCGACGATGCGGGCACGCAAGCCTACGAGGCAGCCAACGAGGCCGTCGTAGGAACGTGCGACCGGCTGATCGCGGTATGGGACGGTCAGCCCAGCGAGCAAGGCGGCACCGCCACAGTCGTGGAACTCGCGAGGGGGAAGAACCTTCCCGTCGATATCGTCTGGCCGAGCGGTGCGGCCCGCAATTGATGCCCAGCGCCAAGGCGGGCGCTCGTTGTAGGTTCAGCAGGGCTGGCAGGTGGGGCACCAGAACAGGTTTCGGCTCTCCATCACCGCGTGGAGGACTGTCGTCCCGCACAGGCGGCAGGGTTCGCCGACACGGCGGTATACATAGGTGCGCGGTCGGTCAGCGGCGTAGGACGGTGCGCCATGGTCGTGTTCGGACCGAACCACGTGCATCTTGCCGCGTTGCACTCCAACCTGCATCAACTCCACCAAGTCGGCCCAAAGCTCGCCCCACTCTCCCGTCGACACCTCACGGCCGGGACGATGCGGGGAAATACCATGCCGGAACAGCAGCTCAGCGCGATATACATTGCCAACTCCAGCAATGACGCCTTGGTCCATGAGCAGTGCGCCGATGGGACGCTGAGAGCGGCGAATGCGCTGCCAGGCGAGGTCCGGGTCGGCATCACGGCGCAACGGATCCGGGCCGAGGCGGGCGACGAGGGTTTCCACCTCAGATTCATGCAAGATCTCGCACGCGGTAGGGCCACGTAAATCGGCACCGAAGACCTCGCCGGACCGGCCCGCGCCAATCATCCGCATACGCACTTGCCCGACCGGATCGCCAAAGGGTGCAGTAGATTCGGTGAACTTGCCGTACAGCCCGAGGTGTACATGCACGACCAGCCCCGATGCGTAATGGTGCAGGAGATGCTTACCCCAGGCGTCAGCCTGGGTCAGCATCTGCCCGTCGATCAACGCTGCGCCGTCGGCGAAACGCCCTTGGGGGCTCGATATTCGAACCACTCCGCCAGCGAATCGTCTGTGGTGCAGTTTCGCTAAGCGGTGCAGGGTATGGCCCTCAGGCATGAGTGTCCGTCACATCACATCCTGACGCGTGGCCCGCACGGTAGGTCACGAGATTGCACCACCGAAGGGCAACTCTCGTGCAATCTGCGACATTCTCTTCCAGTCGGGCTTGCCATCATTTGTCGACGGAAGAAGTACGGTGCTCTCCTTCATCCTTTCGAGCGTCCACTTGTACCCATACGTAAATCGACCTCTGCCATGTCGAATTACTCCTGCCACAAATAGCAAGGCCAACTTATCCTGTTCATCCTTGGGAACCAAGACATTGACATCGTCGCAGGCGAAGAACGGTTTATCCTGATAGAAGGCGCATCCGACCGAAGCGCCATTGTATGGCACTGTGATCGCTCCTGAATCAAAAATCGGAGCCAGGCTGACCATATCGGTAACGCCATTATTCCTTTCGGATGCGCCAATAAAGCGTGTTGTTCCAGAACTCCGGTCTGCTTTTGTAACCCGACGACCTTTGTGGATCTCGAAGATGTCTCCAAGTTTAAACTGTAGCCATTTGTCGGAGTTTCCGCGTATTGGGTCCGAGTCATGCTCTTCGTCTCCGCCCAGCGCGAACATTGCGTAATCTCGTAGTACGGAGGTGATTTCCCCTTTTGAAAGGGTGGTGTAGTCTGTCTGCAGGTATGCTTCAGCGATCCACTCATCGTCTGGGCCCACTCGGCGCATTGCGGATTCACCATCGTGAACCTCTCGATTGCGGAATATCTCGATCCAACGATCGCGAATCTTCGGCCATTGGTGATCGCGATCGATCCGGCCATGGTTCTTTACCTTGACGTATCCGTCCTCGCGCCAAAGGCCGAACCAAGTCTTTCTGCCCGACCTTTCGTGTGGGACTCCTGCAGTGAAAACCATGACGCAAGTAATTACGCCAACGGGGTGAAATATCTCCGGTGGCATGCTCATGACAGCTTCCAGCGTATGCTTCTTCATGAGATTGGATTTATGGATACTCGGCGTCGTAGCGCATGAGACTGGCACGATGGCCACACCGCGCCCGTGCGGCTCTAGGCAGTCCAGCATATGCTCGATGAATCGCAGCTCATGAAGGTCGGCCTTTGATTTTGCGTAAGGCGGGTTTATGAGGCCAACCGTAGGTTTGTGAGACTGTACTTCCTGGGTTATTCCCTTATCGAAGCAGGATCCTTGATGAAGGTTGGCCTTTCCGTCGCCACGAAGAATCATATTCGATGCCGCAAGTGCATACATCGTTGCCTGTTGCTCGATGCCGATCAAACGGTTCTTTTTGATGTCTTCGACTTCGGCTTCGGTTGTAGCATTTCCGATCATCTTCATCATTGAGCTGATTAGAAATCCACCTGTACCCGCGCATGTATCAAGGACGATATCGCTCTTGTCTACATTGGCGATGAGAACGAAAAGCTCGGTGAGATGGCGCGGAGTCAGAACGATGCCGAGACCCTTGCCATCTCCACCTGTGTACTTCAAAAATTCGCCGTAGAACTGGCCCACGACATCGAAATCGTGATAAATGGTGAGAAATGGGAGAACCTGATCCGCCAACATCGTAATGATCGCGTTTAGCAGACCCTTGGGGTAAGTCTTTGATGATTTACGCAACTCCGGGTGCACTTCGATTGCGCTGAAGGGTTGCGTCATGTTCTTGATCTTCGGCACCGGGAGTTTCGCTGCCTTGGCTTCCTTGATGATAGTTTCCATCCAGTAGCCTGGCAGTTCGTGTGCTGGATACTCCTGATAGGTGCGCGCGAATGTCCTATTGGATAATGCGAGGAGCGTGCCCGCAACGGTGAGTGGCTTCTCTTTTTCCTCAAGCTCGGCTTCGTCGCGCATGAACCGATGCATTTCTTGGCTAAATGCAATCAGGTCTGAAGACCGTTTTAATCTGACGGCGGGGTCGTATGCGGCCGCCTTTACGAGATCGTGCATGGGAACCAGTTCATTGATTTCCGCCCCGGTGGGGGAGATCAAAGATCGTGGCTCCTGTTGTCCTTGGGGGATTAGGAACGTCGACCAGCGGTTAGATTGCGGGGTTCCACTTACCGCAACTGCGATTACGGAGTACTTGCTGCTTAATGCCAGGGCGTAATGAAGTACGCCATCAACGGCGTAATCTACTGGACGATTCCGGTCTTTTGATACATGTTGACGAGTGGAGGCTTTGCACTCGATGACGACAACTACGTCCGGAGTGGCCGCTTCAGTGATGATGAACTCAGGATAGCCAGCTCCACCTTTGCCGGTCTTGCTTGCTTTGGCTAAGATTGCTCGAATCGCAGCCACCTCGCTCTGCTGCTTCTCTACAAATACTTCCTCTGGCTGGTCGTAGAAGCCTAGCTTGCGGAGGATGCCGTCGACCATGTCCTCGGTGATGCGCTCGTTAGCCACGGCAGTGATAGTATCGGGAGCGTTCTCAGTCAGGTCTGGTACCACGACTGCGGACGTTTCGTAGATGATGGTCCTCCTTGTAGCCGGATCGTGGTCTATCGCGAAACATGCGGCAGCGCTGTCTGGTGTCACCGCTTGCTCGTCGAAGCGATGGAGCGACCATCAGTATCGGATACGGGAACGGTCTAGCCTGGTGAGCGACGCGCGGCACGAGCTGGCGAGCATCCTACCGTCGTTCCACCGTCGGTTGCCTGTAGTTCCGGTTCCGTGGACTGCGGTAGGTATGACATCAACTGCTTGCTGTTATCGCCAACTTCTTCCAACCCTGAACTCCTTGGATGCCGCGCGGCGTCCAATCCGGGGAGCCCGGTCGCTGTTGCATCATTTCCGCTGGTCAGATAGGGTGAACTAATTCAATACCGACCGGGGTCGGCAACGTGTACCGGGCGGAACTGCTGTTCCGGCACCACGTTTCGCCGTTCCGGCCGGGCACCGCGCTGTCCGCCGACGAGTGGGACGCGATGTGGGCCGATCTGGTCGCGTTGATGAAGGTGGGCGTGCGGGTCGGCAAGATGGTCGTGGTCCGGCCCGAGGACGATCACGGGGAACCGTCCTACGCCCCGGACCGCCCGCGCACCTACGTCTATCGTCGCCAGGGCGCTGCCTGCCGTCGCTGCGGCACCCCCGTAGCCCATGCCGTCATGGAAGCACGAAATCTCTTCTGGTGCCCCACCTGCCAGCCGGACTAGCCGGGCACGGCCGTCCTATCCGGCGACGGCCGTGTCGATCTCCGGTTCGTCGGCGAGCGCGAAGCGGCGTCCGCCTGCCGTCTTGGCCGAGTACATCGCGCGGTCCGCGCGACGCAGCAGATCACTGAAATCGCAGGAACTTCCGGGCGGGCAGTACGCAGTGCCGACGCTCGCCGAGACCGGGACCGGGCCCGCCGTCGACCAGACGGGGTCGCGCAGGGCGGCCACGATCCGATGGGCGAGGTCGCCGAGGGTGTTGTGCGGCGGATTCACGGCGAGCACGAATTCGTCGCCGCCGTACCGGCAGATCACGGTGTCGGGCGGGCACACCTCGCGTAGCCGGTTGGCCAGTTCGACCAGTACCTCGTCGCCGATCGCGTGCCCGTAGCCGTCGTTGATCTGCTTGAAGCGATCGAGGTCGATCAGCAGCAGGCCGACGCCGCGGTTCGGGTCGGTGGACATCAACCGGACCCGATCCTGGAGCAGGGTCCGGTTGGCGAGGTCGGTGAGCGCGTCGTGGGTCGCCTCGTGCCGCAGCCGATGCTGCAGCGCCGCGATCTCCTGGACCCGCAGCGACACCTTGGCGGACAGGTTCTGTTCCTGCTGTGCCAGCGCGCGCTCCTGCAGCGCCTGGGCGTAGCTGTCGATGGCCTGGCTCGCGACGAACGGCCAGCGGGTGGCGACCAGCGAGCCCGGCGCGCCGGAGGGGAAGCCGAGCAGCCAGCGGGTGGCCTGCGCGAGCATCCGGATGCGGTCGAACGGCGCCTCGGCGAGCCGGGCGCCGAGCATCCGCGCCTCGGGCACGGGGAACGGCTCGGACCGGGCCAGGGTGAGCAGCCGGTCGACGATTTCGATCAGTACCGGTTCCAGCTGTTGCGGCGCCGCGCCGGAACCCGGCTCGGCGCACACCGCACGAGCCCAGGCGCGCGCCATCGCGGCGACGGGGGGCTCGATATCGATCGACATCGAACTCACCCGACGCAGGTAACGTCGGTGCCTTGCGGCACGGCGCCGGCACAGGTGCCGGTTTCACCCCGATCCTTCGCACTGCTACGCGGTTGGGTCCACCTCGCTCGGTGCACGCTCACCGCCCCCTTTCCAGATACCCCCGTCCGGCAAAAAGGATCCTAGCAAGCCACCCGGCATCGAAAAACGCTGTTTTACAACGTGTTCTCGATCCCTCGCGAATGGCGATCGGGTATGTGATCGCAGCAGCCGCGCCAGTGTTACACCAGGATTTCGTTCGCTGTGAAGTCGCGCCAGGACCCGCTGGCGACACGCTGTAGCGCCACGCCGAACGGGTCCTCGCGACCCCTCGCGATGCCTCGATGCCGTGGGGCCGGGCTGGCCGGCCGCCGGTCCATGTTTCGGACCTCGACATCGAAGTAGCCGGAGGAGTAGCCGAGGATGCGCGAGTCTTCGACCCGGTAAGGGTGTTGGGCCGGATTTTCCTGCCAGTAGCACACTCGGCGGTCGGTGGCAGCTGACAAGAAACTGCTGCTGCCCTTGCGGCGAGTCGTGATGTCCCCATGGGTGGCATCCTCTCCGCGACCGGTCGAGCGTGACAAATGGCCACCCCGTGGGCCACGGCTCCCCCCGACAGGAGTCGTCACGCGAACCATATGCTCCCCGTTTCCGGTCCGACACGCCCGAGTTTCAAGGAAGAGATCCCTTTTAATTTCATTTAGTTCTGTTCTGCGCGCCCTGCGTTGACCGGGGCGGTACCGTGCGAGACTCCTGCCGGGCGTTGCGACGACGACCGTCCCGGCACCCGCGTGATCGCACTGCGCGGGGGGCTGATTGGCGTTTGGGAAGCCGGGTTCGGTACAGTCTCAACGCACACGACATCGTGGCGATCCCATAGATGTCGTATGCCTGCGGGTGTAGTTCAATGGTAGAACCTCAGCCTTCCAAGCTGATGGTGCGGGTTCGATTCCCGTCACCCGCTCCACGAAAACCCTCCCTGACCAGGGAGGGGAGGAGCATCGAAATCGGACCGATCGGTCACGTGTAGCCAAAACTGTAGCCAAACGACCGCGCTCCTCCAGCTATCGAAAACGGAGCCGTTGGTACGCGCGTGCTGGTGTCGCTCATTGGGACACGCCGCTGTCGCGGGCGGGGGCGTTCGGCCGCGCGGTTGCCCCGGGCGCGCTCCTGGCGCACTGCGTGCTTCGGATCGAACCCTCCAAGTTGAATGAACCGGGGGGTTGGTTTGAATGTGCACTGCTCCAAGACTTCTCGCGTAGCGTGCAAACCTGATCGTGCCTGCAATGTTGCTGCTGTGGCTAACAAGACACGTCATGTCGGTATCGGCGTCATCTCAACAGACGACCCGGTCGGCTCTGATTTCCCTGGTGGGTCAACGCGTTTGACGCAGTAGTGCCACTGCCCATCCGAAACACGAAGGCTTGCTGAGGATTAGCGCATACGATGACCGCCGGTCACAATCCAATAAACCGGGCCGAAACCCTCCGAACTGCTGGAAGGCCCCGGCCAGGCGTGACTATAGTCGGGGCTTCACCTAGTTCACCGCCTCAACTACCGAGCACCCATTGGTAGCTGACCGAACGACGTGAAGTGTTGTCGCCGGGACGGCGACCGCGGAGCAGCTCACGAAGCCGGGCGCTCGAGCGGGTCGCGCATCGGACGTACCCGGCATGGCGTGGGAGCGGCCCGTCGATAGCGGCTGTGTGCCCGCGTATGCACAGTTACATACAGCGAACACCGGGCGCAGCGGGTCTGTCGGGGCTCACCGCAGCGGTTCGGGGCAGACGAACCGAGATTCACCAATGAAAGAGGAAGTACCTCAAACCGACTGGCCGCTCTACGATCCCGCGCTGATGCAGGCGATCGGCGTCCGCATCCTCCAGCCGAAGGGGGACATCGAGTCCCGCGGCGGCCGGCTGGTGATTGGCGGACTACGCATCACCGCGCGGGGACTGACCGTGATCCCGCGCTGCGGACTGACGCCGAAGCAGATGCGCCGGCTCTTATCGAAGGTCGATAGGGTCTGGGCGCGCGGCCCGCGTGACCATCACTGGAAACTGGTGCCCGATTTGGGTTGGTGCGCGGAGGTCTACACGCGTCAGGAGTCGGGGTTCACCTCGGCGTCGGCGCGCAAGATCCGCAGCGTCTCCTCGGACGGGGTTCCGACTTCGTCGTCCTCCTCGTCGTTGGGGGTGAGGAGGGCGCCGTTGCCGGTGTTCTTCGGGTGGGCTTCCTGATCGGCGGTCTGCACTTGGTGGAGGTGGCGGGCGCGCCCTCCGTGATGCCAGTTGGCCCTGCTGAGCGCAGTCCCGATGAAATCGTCGGGGCTGAGCTTGAAGGCCGCCGCGATCCGCGCTAGCTGCTCCATGTCGATTGCGGCGAGCCCCCGCTCGATCTTGCTGAGGGTGTCGACGGGAATGTCCGCGGCGGCGGCGAGGGCGTCTTGGCGCATGGGGATCGCCGCGCGCGTGGCCCGTATGTGGGCTGCGATCACTCGGGTGAGATCGCCTACGGGGCGGGCGTTGGTGGCCATGCATTCAGGCTAGCCGCCCATATGGGCAGATCCCAAGAGGACGTTAGGGCGTCCTTGGTCGCCTGCCTTGACCGAACTGTGCCAAATGCAAAGCCGTTACCCTCTTGCAAACCGTCCATATAGGCGTACAGTCGTCCATATGGACGGCTGCGAAGTTTGGTCGCGGGAGATATCAGCCCGAGTCAATTCCCTGATCGAAGACTCCGAGTACTCGGTGAGCAAAGTCGGCGAGCTTTCAGGGATCCCCAGGGTGACCCTGGATCGACGCCTCCGCGGCGTGAACCCCTTCAACACCGACGAGCTGGCGGCGATTGCCCGCACGCTCGGCGTCACGCCCAACGCCTTCCTGGATCCCGAGCTGTGGAAGAAGGCGTCATGAGCGACGACCTGACGCCCACCGCGGCGGTCGACATCCGGCCGATCACCTTCGATCTCGAAGGCGCGAAAGCCTATACGGGACTGTCGAAGTGGAAGCTGGAGACGCTTCTGCGTGAAGAGGTGATCTGCGGCCGCAAAGAAGGTGCAAAGACTCTCTACGAGCGCGAGAGCCTCGACCGCTACATCAAGTCACTGCCCGCGTACGGGACCGTCTGATGTCCGGGGAACTTTCGGCGCTGGGGTTCAACCCGAACCGGTTCTTGGCATGGCTGTTCCACGAGACAGAGAAGGCCGGGTTCGGCATCGCCGATGGGGCGTCGTTCGAAGCGTTTCCCGGATGCGAGGACGCCGCCGCCGACTACATGGAAGGGCTCCTCTCCCATGACTGAACTCACCCGCGCGGCCTCGCCGTTCGACGCGATCATGCTCCCCGGCGAACGCTGGTCCGCCCGCGCGCTGATGCCGCTGCTCGGCTACGGCGCGGACTGGCGCAACTTCGTCGCGGCGATTGACCGCGCGAAGGCTGCGGCGGCTAACCAAGGATTCGACGTAGTAGCCCTTTTCGTTGGCGTCACCGAAAACTCCGGTGGGCGCCCGCGTGAAGATCTGCACCTCACCCGCTTCGCCTGCTATCTCGTGGCGATGAACGGGGATCCCCGCAAGGAGGAGGTCGCTGCTGCGCAGGCGTATTTCGCGGTGAAGACTCGTGAGGCCGAGGCCGCAGTGCCTGCGCTGACCGAGGACGAGTTGATCCACCGCGCGCTCGAAGTATCGGCGCGCCGAGTCGCGGAGTTGACGGCGCGTAACGGCGAGCTGGAGGCGAAGGCCGCCGTCGACGCGCCAAAGGTCGAAGCCTACGAGCAGTTCATGGAGGCCGACGGCACGTATCTCGTCGGCACGGTGGCGCGGATGCTCGGCTCGTCGCAGAACAAGCTGTTCAAGGAGCTGCGCGAGCGCGGCGTGTTCATCGCGAAGGGTGCGATGCGAAATACCCCGTATCAGCGGTACATGCAGCACTTCACGGTGAAGGCTACACATTTCGAGCGGTCGGACGGTAGCGAGGGTGTCTCGTACACGACTCGGGTGAAGCCGTCCGGGGTGGATTTTATCCGCCGCCGTCTGAGCATGCAGGTGGTGGCGTCATGAGCAGCGGTCAGAAGCCCCGCGTCCGTACGTTCTTCCCTCGCATGAAGGTCCGCCGCGCGCACCGTCGCCGACCTCCGTTGATCGTCCTGTGGGACGCGAACTGGAATCCGGTCTGGTACGCACGCGGGCGTGACGGGCGTATGCCCAAGCTCCCGTTCGAGATCTCGATCGGCGGTGCGGCATGAACGCGCTGCTGATCGTCGCTGCCGTGTTCGGTGGCTGGTGCCTGATCTCCATCGGTGTCGTCCTTCTCATTGCCCGCATTCGTGGCGGGCTCTCTATCTCCCTCGGTGTGGCGTCCCCTGCAGCCCCCGAGGGCGGGGTGCACCCGGTAGACCCTGTGGTCGCCGATCCCCCCTCGGTGCAGTCACCGGGTGCACCCCAACCCCGTCTGCGTGTGGTGCGGGGAGGTGGAGAGCAGTGATGCGCCCCGCCGTTCCGTTCACCGCCCACGATGCGGCCCGTGACATCCGGGACACGTTGATCGCCGATGGGTTCAAGGTCCAGCGCTGCGACTGCTGCCCGTGGTCCGGACGCGAATTCATCTACTCCATGCCCAACGGTGACCGGTTCCGAGTCACCGTGACCAAGCTTCGGGGGCGCGCATGAGCACCTTCCTGATCGCTCTCGTTGTCCTCGCGCTGCTGGTGTCTGCCGTGTATGCCGTGTTGGCGCGCGGTATCAGTCCCCTCGGTCCTGTGCGCCGGGCCGGGGTGCGGGGTGCGTCCCGTCGTCGTGATCCGCAGCGGACCCCTCGGCCGCTTGCGCCGCGACGGGACGCGCTCCCGCTGACCGCCGAGCAATTGGGCGAGCTGCTGCTGACACGCCCGTGGGAATCACGCGCCGATACGCCCGAACTGGCGGTGATGTCGGCCCACGAAAACCACGGCTACTACCCGGGTTGCCCGATTTGTGCAGGCGACGAGGCGGGGCTCACGCGGATCGCTGAGGCGGTACTCCGGGCACTGCTCGATGAAATGGCAGCGGAGGCTGCCCGGCAAGACGCGGCGCGGACGGCGGCGCAGTTGCCGATCGTCGGCGTCGACAGCGCAGTGCGGGACTACCGCAGGCAGATGGCCGAGCAGATCGAGTCGACCGGCTACTACGGGGAGGAGCTGTCATGAGCGAGTCCTACAGGGTGCGGACGGAGCATCGCTTCGCGACAGGTCAGGTACTGCGTGTCGGTGATCTGTTCCGTGACAACGACAACAGTTCGATCCGGGACATGTATCGGGTGAAGGCGATCCGTGACTATCGCCGCAGTGGTTTACATGTCGTACTGACCATCATCCGCCGTGAGCACAACGGTGAGGCGACTGAGCCGATGACCGAATGCGTGTGGCCGATCGCGGCGCTGTTCGATGACGACGACCGCGTCGTCCCGGTCGAGGCTGGTGATCAGCGATGAGCCATAGCATCGAGGATGACTTCGGGGAATTCTTCGCTGAGTCCGCTGCGGCGGCCGACGCGAGTCTGACGGCCGACATCCACCAACTGATCGAGGCGTCGTCCCTCGGCGCTCCGGAGGCTCGTGCACTGCGGGAGTCGGTACCGGTTGAGGTCGGGCAGGAGATTGTCCGTCGCGCGGCCGAACGAGATCAGACCCGGCATGCCCCGATTGATGCTGACCTGGCCCTGCAATGGCGAGGTGCGCTGGCGCTGATCGCCGCCCGGGGTTGCGTGTGTGGTGGGGCGTCCTGCCGTGACCTGAAGTGGCTGTTTCCGGGCGACTGGTGTTCGTCGTGTGTCGCGGCCGGCGCCCTCCATGCCCCCTCATCGCATGACGACGAGTCTCCGTGCGGTGAGGCCACATCCCCCGGACCGCTACATGGCGATGCAAGCGGTCCGGGGGGTGTCCCAAACGTCCCCTGAAACGGGGATCGGCCGGAGGAGCGCCCACTCCTACCGGCCAGCGAATTTCACAACGCAAGAAACGAGTTTACCCGATGGCCGTTCATCCTGACGCGTACGAGCAGTACGTCGCGCAAATGTTGCGCACCCCAATCGATTCCATCGAACACCACATGGCTGATGCCGTCCAGGCGATCTCCGACGACGATGCGCTGCTGACGCTGCTGGTCGAGATGTACCTCGAAGACCGTGGCAGCCGGGAGAGTCAGATCGCGGGCTACCTGCTGTCGAAGCTGTTCCCGAAGGCGGTGCCGTCATGAGCGCGATTCCGGAGGCGGCGATTCCGGAGGCAGCGGTCGCGTTCGTCGCCGACCTGCTGCGCACCCCGGCCGAGTCGATGGAGCATCGCGTTGGCCGCTGGGTGTGGGAGATCCTCGGCGACGGTTCCCGCGATCAGGTGATGGAGTCGGTGACCGCGGTCATGGCCAACAACCCGCCGCAGTCCAGGACATTCGAGGTCGCGTACGACATCTGGCTGCTCCTCGGCGGTAGGGGAGCGGCGGCATGAGCGCCGTCGACCCGAAGGCCGTGTTCCGGTCCTGCCTCTACATCGCGTCGCTGCCGGTCCCGTCGACGGCGTTCGAGATCGGGCGGGCGTTGTTGCTGACGCCGGAGCGGCGGTGGGCGAAGTTCTTGCGGCAGATGTCGGTGGCGTTCCCGGCGGGGACGCCTGAGCACGAGACGGTTGTGGCGTTGCAGCGCATCGTCGTTGGCGATCAGGAGGCTGCGGCATGACCGCGCTCCTGCACACGGTCACCATCACCGGCACCGAGGACAACCCGCGCATCGAGTTCGCCTGCCACGGCACGATCGGCGCGGAATGTCACAGCTATCCGGATTGCGACTGCGAGACCTGGGATCGGGACCACGAGCATCCGTACGTCCAGCAGGACGAGTGCTGGATGAAGTCCTTCTTCGACAACGCCGAACAAGGCGCGGTCGATCCGATGCCGGAGATGCTCGCCGAGAGCGACATTTTCGTCGGGATGAGCGGTCCGATCACGACGCACTTCAACAACGAGTACATCGAGTGGGAGTTCGCCGAGGTGCCGTCATGACACGGCATCTGTTCCCGCGCGCGCATCTGCCTCACCCGCATATCGCCCAGCATCTGGCCGACGCGTTCGCGGCCGCGTTCCACCACCGCGAGGCCCCGCTCGTCGCCGACGGGCATGACTGGGACGACTGGCATTTCGCTCCAGCCGAGGCCGATTGGGAGCACGAACACGACGGGAGGACGGAGCCGTGAGGGAGCGATGGTTCGAGTTCTTCGAACGCACCACCCGCCATCCGGCGCACATGCACACCGGCAAAGGCTTCTGCTGCTGCCTGGACTGCAACCGCCGAGACCCGGAGAAAACCTGGCCCTACCGGAAGCAGGGAATCTATGACTGCGACTGACCTGACCGAGCGCGTTGTCGTGGAACAGGCTGCGCTGGAACACGGTTGGGTGATCAACCGAGAAGGCTTCCGCACCGAATTCACCCGCGGCGATCGGCAGTTCCGGGCGTTCTGGGACCTGACCACCGGGCGGTGCACGGGCGCGGCGCCCGCCCCGTGGATGGGTGCCCCGACGTCGTATCTGGCGGAGTGGCTACTCGAGACCCTCACCGCCACCGAAGAACCGGTCGATCCAGACGACGGCGCCGCCGACCGCGGGCACGACCAGTGGGTTGATCGGCAGGTGGGACTTTGAGCAGCAATAGGGGCAAGCAGTACTTGCCGCGCCTGACTCCTCGTCAGGTGGCCAATATCCGCACCCGGTACGGCGCCGGGGCGTCAGTGGAGGCGCTGGCCAAACAGTACGGGCGGCGGGTCGACACGATCCGGCGCGTCGCGCTCGGCCACTCGTACCAGTCCAAGTCGGCGCCCAGTCCCGTGGAGCGCTGCGCGCGATGCTCGGAGTCCGACATCGTCGCCGACAACAGCGCGCGCCGTGCCGCGGCGCCGGTCCTCGCGCGCTGCGGCGGGTGCGAACGCGAAGTCGACGCCACCGTCGCCGCGCTCGATGCTCTGGGCTGCCGGATCCGCTGCGACCACTGCGTAGGAGTGACCGCATGACCGGGGTGAAAGTCGACCGGATCTCATACCGAACCGGGGTCAGCGGGCATTGGCGGCAACGCGCCAAATGCGCGGGCGATGACGCCGACATATGGTTCGACTCCTCTTACGCTGCGCTGGCGAAGGAGACCTGCAGCGACTGCCCAGTGCGGCGGGAATGCGGCGAGGTCGCCGACGACTCCGGTGAGCAGTTCGGGATACGCGCAGGATTCGACTTGTCCGATCCGGTCGACCGGATCCTGCTGAAGAAGAGCCTGGGCAGGGCGGCCCCGTCCGCGCCGGGGATTTGCGCCAAGTGCGGCGGGCGGTTCCGGCCTGGCCGGTACATGCGGCAGCTGTGCCCGGCCTGCCGGGGCTTGGCTGACGCCGACCCTGTGCGTGCGCACCTGGCCGAACTGGAGGCCGCGGGCATGCCACGACCGGTGGTTGCGGAAGCGGCGTCGGTGTCACCGCAGCTGCTGTGGCGGTTGGTCACACCGAAGTACGGCAAGCTGCAGCAGTTCATCTCGGCTGTCGCGGCGAAACGCATTATGGCCGTGGCTGTCCCGCAGCGTGCCGCTGAGGGGGTGGCGTGATGAGCCGGTGTACGCGGTGCCCCGTCGTAACCGACCTGAAGAGGGGGCTGTGCGGCACGTGCTACTCGGCGCTGCGCAACAAGGAACTCGCCTACGGGCGCTGGGAATCCGAACTGGTACCGGCGGCGGATACCTTCGCGCACATCGACGCGCTGACCGACGCCGCGATGGGGCACCTGCAGATCCGACGGCTGTCGGCGGTGCCAGCGGCGACGTTCAGCAGACTGCTCCGGGAGCGTCCCCCGCAGATCGGCCGGCTCACTGCGCAGCGCATTGCAGCGGTGCCGGTACCGCAGACCGTGGCGGCACTCGTGGCGTCCGCTCAAGGGCATGAGGTTGTTCCGGCGCTAGGGTCCACGCGCAGGCTGCGGGCGCTGGTATCGGCCGGATGGCCCATGGCCACGATGGCCTACGACCTCGGGATGAGGCGCGCCGGTATGGACCGGCTCATCCATCGCAGCATCCGGATCCGTGCCTACCGCCACCACGAGGTGGTCGCCCTGTTCAACAGGTTGCAGTTCGAGCAGGGGCCGTCGGATGACGCCGCCGCGTATGGGCTGGAGCGGATGTGGCCGCTGCCGTTCGAGTGGGACGAAGACTCCATCGATGAGCCGGGCACGAAAGCCGCTTGGGCCCGGCGGCATCCCCGGGAGGCGGCGTGAGTATCCGTACCTGGACCAACGGCCTGTCCCGGCTGGACATCGAGCGTGATCCCGACGGCGGGATCCGGTTTGCGGTGCATGGGCTGGACCGCCGCGGTGACGTCGTCGAGTACGGCTACGTCGCGAAATTCACCGGCACCGACCTGGATGAGATCGGCGAATTCATCACGGAGGGTTCATGACTGACGCGCCTGCTGTGCACGACTGCCCGATCTGCCGCGGCGCGGGGTGCTCGCATTGTGGCGGCGGCGAGGTCGACGACCGGGAGCTGCGCATCCGGGAGCCGGGTGTATACGACGACGTCACCGACACGGAGTATCACGGCGACACGAGCAGCCTGTCGTCCTCGGGTGCCCGCAAAATCCTGCCGCCCGGATGCCCGGCGGCGTTCAAACACGAACGAGACCACGGCAAGGTCACCGCGGCCCACTTCGACGAGGGCCACGCCGCGCACTCGCTGGTGCTCGGCGTCGGCCTCGACATCGTGGAAGTGGCCGCGGAATCGTGGCAAACCAAAGCCGCTCGGGAGGAGCGCCAAGCCGCCTACGACGCGGGCAAGGTGCCGCTGCTGAGCGCGAAGGTCTCCGAGATCAAAGCGATGGCAGCCGCGATAGCCGACCACCCGCTCGCCGCCGAACTGCTCGCCGACGGCGTGGCCGAGACCTCCGCCTACTGCCTGGACCCCGCGACGTGGACCAGGCTGCGTGCCCGCGCGGACTGGCGCACCGCCTTCCGCGGCCAGCCGACCATCGTCGACTACAAAACCAGCAAGAACGCCGATCCCTCGCTGTTCAGAGTGTCCGCGTCGGGGATCGGATATCACTGCCAGGACCCCTGGTACCGGGATGTGTTCGCCGCCTGCGGAATCGAGATCGACCGCTTCATCTTCGTCGTCCAGGAGAAGACCCCGCCATACCTGATCTCGGTGCACGAGTTCAGCGATGACGATGTCGCGCTCGGCCGGCGACTCAACCGGCTCGCCATCGACATCTACGCCGCCTGCGTCGCCGAGGACTACTGGCCCGGCTACGGCGACCACATCCATTCAATGCGCCTGACCGCTCGGGCGCGCTACTTCGCTGAGGAGCTGCTTTCGTGACAGAACAATGGCGCGATGTCCCTGGTTTCGAAGGGCTGTACCAGGTCAGCGATTGCGGCCATGTGCGCTCAATCGACCGGGTTGTTGCGCACGGAAACCGTGCGAAGACGTTGCAGGGCAGACCATTACGCGGATCGACTCAGAAATCGGGGCACGTTCAGTTTCATCTCTACCGCGGACGGAGGCGCACCCACCGTGCCGTGCACCGCCTGGTTCTGGAGGTGTTCGTTGGCCCACCCGACGTCGGCATGGAGGCGTGCCATCGAGATGGCGACCCCAGCAACAATCGCGTGGCAAATCTGTATTGGGGGACTCGGTCCGACAACAACCGAGACGCCGTGCAGCACGGCACGCACCACAACGGATCGAAGACGCACTGCGTCCGCGGGCATGAGTTCACGCCCGTCAATACCTATATCAGGACCAACGGTGGCCGCGACTGCCGAACCTGCTTGCGCAGGCAGAAAGCCGCCTACAAGAACCGGATTCGATCGAAGGCGACGGCATGACCACTATCTACCAGGCCCTGAGCGCAGTAATGAACGATGTCGGAGCCGTTGGCAAAGGTGGCTGGAACGACGCTCCGGGGGCCAAATACAACTTCCGCGGCGTCGATGACGTTATTAACGCGGTAGGCCCCATCCTCAGGAAGCACGGCGTTATCGTCGTGCCCGAGCTGGTGACTGCCGACTACGAAATCGTCACCGTCGGAAAGAACCGTACGGAGATGTCCTCTGTGCGACTCCAGGTCAAATTCCACTGGTTCGGCCCCGAAGGCGACGAGGTGGTGGCGTCTGTGGCCGCCGAAAGCTTCGATTCGGGAGACAAGGCCACAGCGAAAGCGCACTCGGTGGCGTATCGGACGGCGCTCATCCAAACACTCTGCCTGCCGACCGACGAGCGCGACCCGGAGCAGGACACCTACGAGCGGTCCGAACCCGCACCGGATCCGGCGGTGACTGCGCGCACCGAACTGCTGGAGTTGCTCAACCGTATCGGGATCTCTCCGGGTGAGGCGGCCGAACGGTTCGCCGCCGACGGGCACGGCGAGATCGGCCGGTCCAGGGACGTTGCCGCGATCAAAGCGCTGACGACGCACTACCGCGAGGTGTCGGGCGAGGTGCAGCCGTGAGCGACGAACTCGACGAAGCGTTCAACCTGGTCGACATCGCCCGCAACCTGCGCCGGTTGGAGTCCACGGGCGGTCGGGCGGCGCTGGAGCTGAAGCGGCTGCGCGTGCAGCAGGCCGACGCGAAGAAGGCGCTGCGGCAAGCCAAGGCCGCCGCGCGCGCCGCGGCGCCACGCAGCTCAGACAAGGCGCGGTCGGAGTGGGTCGACGACCAAACCAATGAGGTCCAGTACCAGGCGGAGCTGGCTGAGATCGAGGTGAAGTACGGCGCGGACATGGTCGAGGAGCGTCGTTCGGAGCGGTCGTCGTTGCAGACCCGCGCCAAGCTGGCGATCGAGGCGATGCGCCTGTCCGGCTACGGCGGCGATGGCGCATGAGCGATCACAGAGAAGCGGCCCAGACCGCTATGAATCAGCGCGACTTCGCCGCGGCGAACGTACACGCCCTGCTCTACCTCGCCGACGAGCAGCGGATGGCGAACATGATCGCGGCTATCGATGTCGGCCTCGCATTCACCTCGGATCAGCAACTCGCGGTCGAGACCTACGTGTATGCCGTGTTGGCTGAGGGGGCGTCGTGAGCGTTAATCCGCGCGTCCGTGACGTGGTTCGGCAGTCGTGGCCGAAACGGCAGCCACGCAAGACGAAACCGAACCCTGACGGATTCTCGAAGGCTGCGAAGGGCATCATGTTCGGCCGCTCGGGCGGACGCTGCGAGATCGACGATTGCGGTCCCGCATCAACCTGTCACCACCGCGGTCCGAGGCAAATCGGCGGCACCCGCGAGGAGTGGGTGAACCAGCCGGCGAACGGACTCGTCGTAGCCGACGCCTGCCACTTGCGGATCGAGCTGAACCGCACCCTCGCGTACATGAACGGCTGGCTGGTATCCCGGCTGGGCCGCAAACGTGCCGCCGATATTCCTGTGCTGTACCGCGGGGAGTTCGTGCTGCTCGACGACGCCGGCGGTATCCGACCAATCGGCGGTGTCGAATGAGTGCGCCGACGGCGAGCCGGACCGCGACGCACAGGCCGGCCACGCGGCGGCGCCGGTTCCGCCACGATGACCTCGTCGCAGTAGACCTGTTCTCCGGGTTCGGTGGCCTCACCCGCGGCATCGAGATGGCCGGGTTCACCACGATCATGGCCGCGAACCACAACGCCTACAAGGTCGAGGTCCACGAGGCCAACCATCCCGACGCCGAGCATTGGATCGCCGACCTCGTCGACCCTGAATCCTCGGACTACCACTCGGCGCGCGACCTGCCCGCGGCCGACCTGCTCGTCGCTGGTGTGTCGTGTGTGAATCATTCGCAGGCCAACACGAAGAAGGCGTACGAGCAAGGGCTGTCGCTGTTCGATCTGGACGACCCGGACTTCGACGAGCGGGTCACTCGCTCGGAACGAGACCGCGCCACCGCCAATTGCGTGCTGCACTACGCAGCACGCCACCACCCTCGGTTGATCCTGGTCGAATGCACCACCGAGCTGACCTCATGGGGGCCGGGGCTTCCCGGACGGCCGAAGGTCGGCGACGGTTCGACGTATCGGTATTGGCTCAAGCAGTTCGAGAACGAGGGCTACCGGCACAAGGTGCTGTACCTGAACTCGATGTTCTTCGGCGTGCCCCAGTCCCGCAACCGGTACTACCTCGCCCTGTGGGACCGACGGCTGCCTGAACCGGATCTCGAGCATCGGCCGTTGTCATGGTGCGCGCACTGCGACCAAGCCGTCCAGGCGGTGTGGTCGTGGCGTACCGGCGTACCCGCGAGCGGGTCGGTGAGTTACGGACGCCAGTACGACTACCGGTGCCCGCGGTGCCGCAGAGAGGTCGTGCCGCCGATGAGCCCGTCGCTGACCGCGTTGGACTTGAGCACGCTGGGCGCCCGGATCGGGGACCGGACGAAGCCGCTCAAGCCGGCAACGATGGCGCGGATCGAACGGTGCCGTCAACGGTTCGCCGAGTTCCCCGCGATCCTCATGCCCGCCAAGAGCATGCACGGCAGCGAACGCCATCCGTGGCAGCCTTTGGCCACGCAGACCAGCCAGCAGGAGACCGCGATCCTGTCGACCGGGGCGGTGTTCGCCGCGCACCGGCACAACGGCGACGGCAAACATTTCTCGCAGCCGATGGACACGGTCACCTCGACCCATGAGCTGGCGATGCTGTTCGCCGCGGTCAACAACTATCAGGGCAGTCCGCGCAGCCTCGGCGACCCGCTGCCGACCGCCGTCGGGTCCGAGACCCTGAGCTTGATGGCCGGGGTCGTACCGTTCCGGCGCAACACAACCCCGACGATCAGCAGTGAGCCGATGCCGACCGTGACATCAGATCAGATCCCAGGACTGCTCACCGCCGAGTGGGCGGCCGCGCTCGCGGAGCTGGCGGTGGAGGACTGCCACTTCCGGATGCTCGCCCCGCACGAGGTGGGCCGCGGCTGCGGATTCGACACCACCTTCCCTGATCGGCCGGGCGAGTTCGTGGTGTGGGGCAGCGCCCGCGATCAGTGCGATGGGTTCGGCAACGCTGTGAGCCCCGCCGTCGGTGCATGGATTGGAGCGAGGTTGCGCGCCGTCCTGCACGCCGAACCGGACGCCTCGACTGAAGGAGCCGCACCATGACCCGCACCTGCATCCTGCTACCCGGCACGGGCTTCTCGAACGGCAACGTCGACGGCATCAGCCGAGCGTTCATGGAGGCGTTGATAAGCCGCGGTCTCGCCCGGCAGCTCGCCGAGGTCGTCAACCAGGAGGTGGCCTAGTGCCTTGGTTCAAGGTCGACGACGGATTCGCTACTTCAAAGGCCGTCCTCCGCATTCCCCGCCGGTACCGCTGCCAAGCCGTTGGGCTGTGGACGATCGCTGGGACCTGGTGCGCCAAGGAACTGACCGACGGATTCGTGCCCGCCTATGTTCTCGAAGACCTCGGCGGGACGCCGTCACTGGCCGAACATCTCGTGCAATCGGGGCTGTGGGAAACGGTCGAGGGCGGTTGGCAATTCCTCGGATGGGGGAAGTACCAGCCGACTCGCGCCGAGGTACTCGACGAAAGAGCGAAAGAAGCCGAGCGCAAACGAAAGTGGCGCGAATCCCGAAAGGCGTCAGCGTCCGGTAAGTCTGCGCAGGCAGACGACACCGCGTCCGGGGCATGTCCCACGGGGACAACCCCGTCCGTCCCGCCGGTGTCACAACCGGAGTCCGAGACCCCCGACCCGACCCGACCCGACCCGACCCGACCGCTCCCTAAAGGGAGCAATAAGGGAGAGGCGCGAACGCGCGCCGCCGCTGCCCGAGGGCATCGACTCCCCGACGGTTGGGAACCGGACACCGAGGTGATCCGGCAGATGCGTGAGGAATGCCCGAGCGTCGATCTCCGTGCCGAGCACGCGAAGTTCGTCGACCACTGGAAGTCCCAACCCGGCAGCAGGGGATGCAAGGCGGATTGGACTGCCACATGGCGCAACTGGATCCGCCGCGCCGGCGAAAACGTCCACGCTCGCGCCCGCCCAGCCGAGTCGCAACCCGGTCCATCCCGCGCCGACCAGAAGGTCCAAGGGTGGCTCGACCTCGGCAAAGACCGCCCAGACCAGCAGAAGGAACTCATCTCATGATCAGCGACGACGATCGGGCGACCGCGGCGCTCGTCCTGGCCAAGTGCGCCGCGAACGACCCGTGGTTTCCGCACGGTGGCGAATCAACCGTCCTGGCCTGGGCGGAGGTGTTCGGCGAATCAGGGCTTTCCCGCGAAGACCTCCTGTCTGGCGTGGCCCGCGCCTACCGGATGGCCGAGGAAGGGTTCCGGCCGTTGCCGGCCTCGATCGTGCGCCATGCCCGCGCCGCCTACTTCGAGCAGCTCAAGGCACTGACCGACGAGCAACGCGAGCTGATGGAGGAAGCGAACTACGTCCTGCAGGACATGGGGATCTCACCTCCGGAGGCGCATCGGTTCGCTCGCCGGGTGGCGTTGGGCCGCGAGCCGCAACTCCAGCTGACCGAGCAGCAGGCCACGGAGTTCCGGCGCCGCCTACAGGAGCGCCAGCAGTTGCCGAAGGTGCGGCGCGCGGTGGAGATGCCGGGCTTCGCTCGCCCGTTGAACGAGGTGATCGGCGATGCCTGACCGCTATGGGGAGCCCGAAAGCCCGACATGCCGCGACCCGCGCTGTCGCCGTGGCTGGCGATCCCGTGCCTGGAGCACAAACCGCACCTGATCGCGGGGACGGTGCACGACAACGACTTCGCCGAGCGGACCCCTTCCGCCCGTGCGCAAGCAGCAATCGACGCTGACGAAAGAGAGAACCAGCAATGAGCACACCAGGAATGGGCGCCCGTCTGATGCACGGCATCACCGAGTCCGCGCCCGAGAGCGAATTCACCCGGCTGTCGGTGGCACACCACGGCATCGCCGGTGATGTCCTCGGCGAACTCAATCGCGCGATCACAAAGTTCCCGCCGATGAACTCCATGCACGAGGGTTGGGCGATCCTCCGGGAGGAGGTCGACGAGATGTGGGACGACATCAAGGCCGACCGGTGGGCGGAGGCGATGGCCGAGGCGCAGCAGGTGGCGGCGATGGCGATCCGGTTCATCGCCGACATGCAGGCGCTGCGTGATGCGGAGGCGGGCGAATGACGCTGTCGCGGAACGAAACCGACACCGCCGCCCTGAAGGTGGTGCGCGAGAAACTCGACCGCGGCGTCTCGCACGTCGAGGTGGAGCTGATCCTCAACGGCCCGCCTGGTGCGCGGGAGTGGTCGGTGGAGGAGTTGCGGCAGGTGCGGGATCGGGTGCACGAGTTGTTCGCGGAGTACCTGGCGGCGATCACCCCGGAGCGTGTGGCATGAACGCGCCGGTCAACAAGTACGGCACGGAGATCCGTGTCGGGCAAACCTGGGCGGACAACGATCCGCGTAGCGCGGGCCGCACGTTGCGCGTCTTGTCGTTCACGGACGACGTTGAGCCCCGCGCGGTCTGCTCGGTGGAGACCGAGCCTGGCGGCGAGCGCGCGAAGCGGTGGCGGACGGTCCGGATCAAACTCGACCGTCTGCATCCGACCTCTACCGGGTACCGGCTCGTCGAGGACGGTGCGGCATGACACAGACGACGAACCGTGGCGTGCACGACTACCTGTCGACGTACTGCTGGCACGAGAACCACGACGACTGCCGCAAGACATGCAAGACCTGTGCGCGTCCCTGCCGCTGCGAATGTCACCGCCCCACCCAAGGACTCGAGACCATGCCCGATCGTTCGTCAGTGGACGCAGCAGGCGGCAATGCGGGGATCGTGGATCGGCTCGCCGCCGCGCTGAAGCGGGAAGGTGACCGGCGGACCTCCCATGGGTTCCGGCTCGCCGACCACTACGTGCCGATCGCCGAGCGCCTGCTCGCCGACACCGAACTCCTCGATGCTCTCGTCGCCTACCGGCGCCCCGCCCTCAAGGCGGGGAATCTCGAAGAACTGCTGGCGTTCCCGGACGGCACGGTGTTCCGCGACCGAATGGGCTGGGCGGGATTCCTCGCCACTCATGAGAGTGGCCTCAGGGGTGCGTGCCTCACGAACATGCAGGGAGTTCGGGACATCGAGTACCTGGCCTGGCCTGCCGAGGTCCTCGCCATCCCAGCCGAGAAGGCGGACACCGAATGAGCGACCCGTCGAACACATTGATGGCGGTTCTCGCCGCACACACGACCGAGACCCCAGACGTCGATGAGGACCGCCTCGAATGCGCGTGCGGGGAGACCTACATCTCAATCTCCTCGTGGGCGTGGCATGTCGCCGAAGCCGTCGAAGCCGAGCATCTGGTGATCCCCCGCTCCGACATCGTCACCGAGTACGGCGTCCAAACCCACTGGACCGACACGACTCTCGTCGAGGTGTGCAGAAGCGAGGACGTCGCCCGCTACCGATCGGAGCGGATCTGGAGTGGACGGCCGGTGGTGTCACGGGAGACGTGGAGTAGCCCGTGGACACCACACCCGGCCGAGCCCGCACCTGTCCGCTGTTCGGACTGCGGGTATCCCGAAGGACGTCAGCCGGACTGCGACACCTGCAAAGGCGTGCCGATCAGCCCGGCCCCGCTCCTCGAGGACGGTGCCGAATGAGCCACCCGAATTGTCAAGGGACGCAGGGTCATGTGTGCCAAGTGCCATCAGGACAGCCATGCGTTGACTGCGGCCAACCTGCCGGGACGAAGTGGGGACCGCATTGGTGTCCAGACTGCGACATGAAGCGGCTGGACCAGATCTCGGCCTCACTGAGCGAGCTGGTCGCCGGGGACGGAGAGCCGCGATGAGTGACGAGCGGGCGACCGCTGAACCGGTCAGATTCGAACTTCGCGAATACTTTATCGACCCCGGCAGCTGGAGGATCGGCGTCTATGACTCGATAGACGAAGCGAAGGGGGCTGCCGACCACGAATGCGGCGGCAGCCTTGAATGGGACGACGAGCGGGATGGCAGAGAGGTAGCGACGGGGTCTTTCCGGATGAGGACCCATATCAGGGAGTTCATCATCTCGGAGGTGTCCGATGCCCACTGACCGTGACCTGATCGCCGAGGGGAAAGCGATCGACGCCGCCCTCACACCAGGCCTGTGGTACTCGTGCCTGAACGACATGATCGGTGGCCGGTGTATCCAAACGGCGGACGTTCCAGCGTCGCAAGCCGAACCCGGCGCGGCGGTCGTGGACATGGTCCTCCGCGACGAGGACGCACGGCTGATCGCCCGGATGCGGAACCTGTTCCCGCTGATCCTCGAGCGGCTCGCCGAGATGGAGGCGCAGGTCGAATCCGATAGAGCCAAGGCGGCCGCAGCGGTGCTCGCCATGGAGTGCCGCGTCGCCGAGCTGGAGGCCGCGCAGCGTCCCCCACTCGGGTACCCGACGCCAGACGAAGTCGCCGAGCTACGCGCCGCCACCCTGTTCAGCTACGAGGCGGGCGAGCCGCCGAAGGTCGTCAATAGCGACTGGGTCCGCGGCGTCGTCTCGCAGGCTGATGGCGGCCTGGTGGACGTGATCGACACCCTGGCCCGTGTTTTGGCCGAGGTCCGGGAGGCACAGCCGTGACGGCGAAGATCATGTGGAGCCTGCACCGCCTAGCCGAGAAGCTTGAGGTCGCGAGGACGGGCACCGCGAAGAAAATCCGACACCTCGCCTACCTGGTCGACCCCTCCATAGGGCCGCGACCGTTCGCCGCCTATTGGAATCTCACGCCGGACGGCATCGTCATTACCAAGACGGATGGCATCCAAGTTCGTCCAGGGGATTCCGAGATGCCCGGCTGCCCACTGTGGTTCATGCAAGAAGACTACGAACGCAGCTGGAAAGGGATGCCGCGATGACCGCCACTGTCTACCGCCTCGACGACTACCGCCCTGACCCGCTGTCGGTGCTGTGCCCGCAGTGCGAGGCACCGCCTGGGCGTCGCTGCACCCTTGGCGTGTACTCGCCGATCATCCGCCTCGGCGGACCACACCAAGAACGCATCGCCGCCGCCGAAGCGGCACATCAATCCAGGAGGGAATGACATGGGTAGATCGCTCAGCGCTGACGTGTATTTCGGATACGACCTCGGCGACGAATACGAGCCGGACTGGTGGCTCGAACAAGACGAAGACGGCGAATTCGACTGGGAAGACGCGTACGCGGCTCGCCTCGGCTGGGTGAGCGTCCCATTTCCGGCAGACTACCCGGAGACTGACTACGCCCTGCCGGACGACGAACGGCAGCGGATCGAGGCAGACTACGAGAAGTCCTCAGCTGCGTACCAGGAATATGAGGCGAGCCGCGAGCGCCGACGGGAGTTGCTGGCCGACCTCACGATCGAGATCGATAGCTTCGGTTACGAATACGAGCTGAATTGCGTACGCGTGAAGGCATCGGTTCAAACGACCTACGGTTCCACGCAGTTAAAGCCGCTTGTCGCTGATCCGGAATGGGTTGATCAACTTAATCGGTTCGTCGAACTACTTGAGCTGAAGGTGCCTGAGGGTGGTCCCGGCTGGCATCTGAACTGCTCGTACGGATAGGGGCCGATCATCATGCCTGAACCTACCGACAGCAACTCGACCGCCGCCATGGCTCCTGCCGAACGGATCCGGGCTGTCCACATCGAGACCCTGGCTACCGGGCTGGCACTGTACGGCGACCTGACGGTCGACGCCGCGACAGGAACCGTCACCCTGCCCAGTGGACTGGCGCCGCTGTCCCCGCGGCACAAGGCCCTCGCTGTCATCCTGACCGACGCAATCGAACAGGCGGGACTGCTCCCGGACCACAGCCAGCGCGTCACCGGGTTCATTCGCGGACGCCCAGCCGAGCTGGAGCGGTACCTCACGGCATGGCAGGAGGTGACCGATGGCAAAACTGTCTGACCTCGAACAACTACAGGATGGCTGGGACGGGCCTGCTAGCAAGGCGATCCCGCCGCGCGTGTTCGCCGCGTACGCCAGCCTGGCGGCCGAGTTCAACGGCGCCATTCCGGCCGACCTTGAGCCGTTAGCCGACCACGATGGCGGCATCGCCCTGGAATGGGAGCGCGGACGGCTCTCGTTCTTCGCCACCATCGAAGCAGATGGCGGACTCTATCTGTGTCGCATCGGCCGCTGGCCGCAAGACGACGTTGACCGTGGCTACGACGTATTCGACGCGGCAGTGCTGAAGGCGTTCTACGACACTGGACGAATCGAGGCGACCGATGGCGAATAGCAACAAACGCAAGGGATCTGAGTTCGAGCGCTCCCAGCGTGACTACTACCGCCTCACAGGGTTCCCGCACGCCGAAACCACCCGAGCCGGCTATCAGCGCGACGGCGGGGACATCCACCTCGACCCCGTCGTCGGTGTCGCACCCGGCGTGATCGCCCAAGCTAAGAACTGGGGTGCCACGAACTGGACACAGTGGATCCACGATCTCCGCCAGCAGGTCAAGACCGCCCGGGCGGAGGTGGGATTCCTGGCGGTGAAACGCCGCGGCGTCGGCGAGGCCGGCGAACAACTGGCCGTGATGCCGATGTGGGAGTTCCTGCACCTACTGCGCCGAGCCGGATACGGCCAGCCAGTCGCCGAGGAGGACACATGACCGCTACCAGGCCGCCGTTCTGGCAGGCCTTCGTCGACCACGAGGAGCTGCTGGAGAAGAAGCGCGCCGAGCGTTCCGCCGCGGCGCGGCCGGTCGTCGCGGCCCCGCCGATCGAACCCGACAAGCCCGAGCGCCGGTCGTTGCGGGATCGGGTGGGGACTGGGCGACCCTGGTCCGCGCGATCAGCCTGGCGGTACGGCGGTGACCGAATTCAACGGACCCACCGGAGCGGCAGTGGAAGGATCCAAATCGTGACCATCGAGGATGTCCTCGCCCGGCTGTTGGCCGGACTCGAAAAGGACGAACGAATCGCGACGGCCACCAGCGGCACATCGGCCGAACGCGAATGGGTGTACGCAGAAGGCCGGGTCTCAGACACCGGCGAGTACGGCGGACTGCACGCGGAAACGCACGATCCACGAGACGGTGTACATATTGCCCGCCATGACCCTGATCGCGTCCTCCGTCACGTAGAGGCGATACGGAAGGTGATCGCCGAGCGTGATCGGCTGGCCGCTGAAGGGGCGGCGCGCGATAACGCCTTCGCTGAGGCCACTGTCGACGGCATCGAAATTGCCCTGGCGATCCTGGCCGGTATCTACACCGAGCCCGCCGAAGGGGCCGCAGTGAGCCCGCCGCCGGGTCTGAACAGTTTCCCGCGCCGCGCGGTCGGCGGCGTCGATCCGAACAAGCTCGTCAGCGCGATCATGAAGGTCGTATACGAGGGCGGTGAGGTCGACTTGCAAACGGCCAACTATCTAGCCGGACGTGCAACCAGCGACCTGTTCGTATGGCTTGTAGAGGAGCTGAATGAGGTGCGGCAGCGAGCAAGTGTGCCGCCACTGGCCAATCCATCCGAGCCCGCCGACGAGACGGAGGCGACCTGATGGGCATGTTCGACAACGTGCTGTGCCGGGCCATGTCCTGCCCTGGATGCGGTGGAGACCTGGATTGGCAGACGAAGGACGCGGGCTGCACCCTCGACACGGTTCTCGTCGTGGATGTGATGCGCGGCCGCAACGACATGCGCATGATCGGCGGCTGCGACGAATGCCGATGGAGCGTCGAGGCGACGATTACGCGCGACACCTCGCCCACGGTGAAGCAGCTGCTGATGTTGACTGCCGAGGCGAGGGGACTACCCCAGCCCACCGACACCGAGGGAGGGACACCCGCATGAGCCACGTCACCGCCTTGACGTTGTGTATCGACTATTCAGGCGATAAGGGCCTGGAACCGTTCCTGGAGAAGATCGCTGGCATCGAACGGTTCCACGACACCCTCCAAAAAATCGACACCAGCGAGGCGGGTGGCACCCGCAACTACACGGGCGCCATCTACGCGAATTGCAAGCGCTGATGGATTCGGTCCAGTGGAGGCACCCCGACCGGGTGGTGCTGATCGCCTGCGGCGAACGCTTCGCCACGGAGGTGATTCGCCCTACCTTCGAGTACGAGGAGCGATGGGGCGACTATGCGCGGGCGTATCAGCCCGCCTTCGAATCAGCCGGAAGAGGAGCACCGTGAGCGACGACGGCTTCCAGCCCGGCCGCTGGTACCGCATCCTCCAACCGGACGGCGAGCTTTGGATGGAGACCAGCGACCCCGACGAGGTACACCGGGAGTCGCAGCGCACCGGCTGGCCGGTCGAGCGCTTGTACGAGCGTCACGAGTCCGAATGGCGAGCCGACGAGACGGAGAAGCCATGAGCCGCTTCGGAGCAGTTATCCAGCGGTACATAGAGGCTGGCGTCCCGATCCTCCAGATGCTCATCAAGAGCGGCGCGGAGCGGATACGTACATGGCGATTCCGCATCGAAGCGTTGGCCGAGTTACTGGAAGGCCACTACCCGTACGACATGCTCGATGTGGACACGGGGCGCGAATGGCGTGAGTGTGCGTGCGGCTACCGGTTCGATGACGAGCCGAAGCAGTGGGCGCAGCATGTTGCGACTGTATTGGCTGCCGACGGACGATCGAGAGGAACAGCGTGAGCGACGAACGAGCCCGCCAGGTCTGCACCGCGATCTTCGATGAACTCGACCGCCAGCACGAGACCGGCGAGATCGACGGCAACGGCTACTGGGATCGGGAATGGGGTCGTGTTGATGGCGAACCCCGATGGGGCAAGATCGCTGAAGCTGTTGTCGCGGTCATCGACGCGGGAGGATCGAACCCATGAGCACCGGCAATCAGGAAATGCTGACTCTCGCAGATGGCCGTGAGGTTCCCGCTGCTGCTGTCCGCGCACTCGATGATCTGGAGCGGAAGTGGCCCGGAGCTTCGCTCGCGCAGGCGCGGCCAGCGATCGTTGCGGCAGTGCTAGCTGCCGTGGCCAAGACGGGAGGATCGAACCCATGAGCGGCAAGCCTGACGCGATTACCGCCCGTTTCCTTCGCGGCGAATGCAGCTGGGATGACGTCGCAGCCGATAAGCGCGGTTACCTCGAGATCGAGCGTGGCTGGGGAAGTCGATCCCCGCTGCTGATGCGAGTGGTCGAGGGCATCATGCGCGGCGGCTCGAGTTCGTCGGTGTAACCCCGCTACCCTGGATCTGCAACCCGCAAGTGCACTACCAGCGAGCCTCGCGCGCGCAGATCCTAAGGCCACCCCTCCTAGGTTGGGGTGGCCTTAGTTGTCGGACTACCAGCTGTTCTCGGCCATGTATCGGTTCTTGCCGCTGCCTGGGCATTCGACCCGGAACGTGACTCCACCGCGGACATCGTCGCGCAGATGTGACACGTAGACCCATGGGCTGGTCCGGCCGTCGTCGTTGATCGGCCGCAGACCGTTATTGCGTACTTCTACCGTTTGCCAGCAAACGGGGCATTGCTGTGTTCTCACGTTCTGAGTGTCGCCACCGCGTCAAGTTCGAATTGTAGACGAATCTACAGACGGTATGTAGACTGGTCTACAACAATGAACGCATCGGCACAAGGGGAATTCACATGATCACCGTCGCCATCACAGTCACATCGCGCCGCCCCGGATTCACCCCGCCCGAGCCCGACGAACAGACCTACAGCAGCTACGAAAACGCCGCCCGAGGACTCGAGGCTCAGCGCCTCAACGTACCCACCGACACCGACCGCGGCATCCACTGGGGCCGCACGGAGCGCGGACACCAATACACTGCCACCCTCATCGATGGCGAACGACGCGATTTCGACGCCGCGATGTGGGCCCGCGCAGACCTCTCTACAGCGGGGCGCAGGCTCGCCGATGCCCGCCGCGCCGTCGACGAGGTGATGCTCGAAGCCGAAACGCTCGGCATCAAGGCACTTCGCGCCGGCCAATCCGAATCGCACGTCGCGCGCGAACTCGGCGTCGACCGGATGACGGTCCGCAAGTGGCAGGGGAAGCGGTAGCGGCCGGGCTGAACGGCATCGCGCGGCGGCTCGAGTTCCACAGCCGGTTTCCCTACACTCGCAACTGATCGGCAATCGAGTTGTGAGGTGGGGTTCGATGGGGATCAGTCCATGCACATACCCGGGATGCGCCGACCAGCACGGCGACCCCGTCCTCACCTCCCTCGGCATGTGCGAGCCATGCCAGCGCCGCTTCACCCGCCTCCTCGGCTGGCTGGTCATGGACTGGGTGAACCTCACCACCAACCTGCCCCTGCCGGCCGCCCGCGGACGCCAGGAACGCCGCACCGCCGACAAAGTCTTCGGACACCCCGCGGAATGGGCGTCCGATATGGCCGCTCAGATCGCGACCAGCTTGAACTGGACCCACGATGCCCTCGCCGACCACCTCGGGGACACCCCACCTCCACACCTCGGCGTCGCCGAACGCGCCCGCGTACGGGCCGCCTGGACGTATCTGGAGTGCCGCATCGACCGGCTCGCCGCCTCAGGGTTCGGTGGCGATACGGCGGTGGAGATGCGGGACCTACACGGCCTGGTCCGCTCCCGCCTCGGCCTCACCCGCCCCCGCCAACTCCTGCCCACCCCATGCCCATCCTGCGAATTGCGCACCCTGTTCCGGGCGCTGGATGTCCAACGCCGCTCCGAAGGCCACGAGTCCTACGACAGCATCGACTGCGGCTCCTGCGGTCACACCATCCGCGAAGAGCACTACCCCTTCTACACACGCGTCGTGCTGGACACGCTGCTGGCCAGCGACACCGCAGCATGACATCCGGTGGGTGACCTGGTACTTTCACACCTAAGCAGTACTACCCGTATGCCTACACCCCTTCTTCGCCCAGCGCAGAGGGGGTTTCGTCGTTTCTGGGGAGGTGCTGTGACCGCCATCCTCGCCACCGACGGCCTCGACCAGAAACTCTCCGCCGTGGAAGCGTCAGCGATCTTCGGGGTACAGGCAGCCACGATCCGTAAATGGGCGTCCCTGGGCAAGATTCAGGCCGTGGGGGAGGACCGGCAGCACCGCAAGCTGTACCGGCTGATCGACCTCGCCCGCTACGAGAAGGAAACCCGCCGCGCGGCGGGCCGTTCCTGATCTGTAAACCGGCCCCTACAGACGTTCGATAGAGCCCTGATAGAGATGCGATAGAGCATGCGAGCTGGCAAGTGCAGGGAGGTGCCGTGGCCGATCCTGTCTGCTCGGACTGCTGGCGCCGCGCGAATCTGTCGTTCCATGAGCTGATGGACCCGGCCATGAACCCCAAACGGCGCGGCTGGCTGTGCCCCGAGCATTGGGCCGACCGCTACCTCACCGAGGAGTCCTGATGGACCTGTACGCCGTTATCGACCAGATCCTCGCCCCGCTCGCCGACGACATCCAGGCGGCCTACGAGCACTGGGCCAGCCGGTCCTGATGGTCGAAGCGCGGAGGGCTTGGTGCTGGAAATGCCAGCAGTTCCGCCCGGCAGGCGCCTGGCACTTCTACTGCAATTCGCGCGCCAGGCACTGGTTGAGACGGCTGTTCGTTGCCGAATGCCGACGCTTCTACGCGAGGGAGTCCTGATGTTCGATCTCGCCGCCCTCATCCGCTCCTGGTGCCACCCGCCCCCGAAGACCCTCGAGCAGGTCTACGTCACACCGATGCTGGAGTGGACGTGGTGAATCCGTTCCTGCCGCCGATGTTCCAGTTTCCAGACCCGCGTCGCCTCGATGCCGCTGAGCCGTTCAGTGACGCGGAACTCGACGCCGCGTTCGCCTTTGCGGACATGGACGGGCCGCTCAGCCAGGAGCAGCGTAGCCGGGTGGCGGTGGTCGTGGCGGCCTTCAATCGGTTGGGCAAGGTCGATGCGTAAGGCATTGGCGGGCAAGCTGATTCGGTTGGCCCACCGCATCTACCGGCCACGGGTGACGGAAGAGGCCCACTACACCACCATGCCGGACCACACCATCCGCGACCGAGCGGGCCGAGTAGTCGGTGGATGGGGCACCGGCGGCCGCGGTGTCCTGCCGCCCGAGCGCCGCGAATCCCGAGGATGGAACTGATGCCCGAACTCGCCAAGCGCGTCACCATCGACCACGACAAGAGCAAGCTCTACATCGACGGCGTCGAATTCCCCTGGCAGATCACCGAACAAGGACCCGTCGTCGCCGAGGCTGTGCCGGGCTGGCCCCTGAAACTCGTCACGGTAGCCATCCTCGCCGAGAACGTCGAGATCATCCAGGAGGCGAAGCAATGACCCAGCCTGAATCCGTATGGGATGTTTACGACTCCAACACCAATGTCGTCTACTCCACCGCCACCGCCGAAGATGCCGGCCAAGCAGTAGACGAAGCCCTGGCCTGCGTCCCTGCCGGAACAGTCCTGGCAGGCGTGCAGCGCCGCACCCTCGCCACCGGCGACCTCGGCCCGATGATCGGCGTCGCCCACGTCGCAGCGACCGGCGAAGGCGATGCCTGACCTGCTGGACCGGTGGATTGTCCGCCTCGTGCAGTACCTGATCTACCGCCTCGGCATCCACTGAGGCTCGGGAAACGCCCGGTGAGCCTCGATTCGCCGGTATGTTTTGTGACAGGAGTGAACAGTGACCGCCCTGCTCCCGCTGCTCTGGACCATCATCAGCTACAACGACTTCATGCTGCCCCGCCTGCTGTGGGGCGCGATCAGCAGCGGCTCCGCGGGATAGGTCGCTGCAGTTACCGTTCGCAACACCGCAACCCGCGATAAACACCGGGCACTGCTTCGCCGCGGCCGACCACCTTGCGCCATCTGCAAGCAGGACATCGACTACACACTCCCGCACCTCGATCCAGGCGAGTACGTCGTCGACCACATCATCCCGCTCAACAAGGGCGGCACCGATGACCTCGCCAACAAGCAGCCAGCACACCGAGCCTGCAACCGAGCGAAGTCCGACACCACCAACGAAGAGACTGCGGCAGCCAACGCGCCACGCACCTTCGTCACAACCCGAACGTGGTGATCACCGCATCCCGCCCAGGGGCCACCACCCTCCCTCTAGCCTCCATCCGCCGCTCCGGGCATAGGCGGCCATCTACCCACCACGATTTTTCTGTTTCCGCTAGGAGGTGGCCGAGTTGGCGAAGCGCCCCTTGCGAGCGGTGGCCGATGATGAGCGGCCGCCCGCTGCGAAGAAACCGATGTCGCTGGCCGAGGCTGTCGAGAATGGCGACCACTATCAGATCCTGCTGGCCCAACGGCGGCAGATCGTGGTCGACATGAAGGATGCGAACGGCCCGGCGAAGGCGGCATTGCACCGACAACTGTCGCTGCTGTCGAAAGAGATCGAGGTGATCGACTCGGCGTCAACCGACGACCCGGTCGGTCGGGCGGCAGCCACACCCGATGAGGACTGGGACGAGTCGGCTATCTGAGGTCGCCCGCCACGTCGTGGCGCCGAAGGGTGTCGTTTCGACGGGTTGGCCAGCGGTCCGGGATACGTGCGGCCGGCTCGGGCTTGGCTTCGACGGCTGGCAAGACGGTGGGGGCCGGCTGATCCTGGCGAAGCGGGCCGATGGCCTGTACGCCGCGGATACCGTGGTGATTTCGATCCCGCGGCAAGTCGGCAAGACCTACCTGGTGGGCGCGATCGTGTTCGCGCTGTGCATCATCATCCCGAACCTGACGGTGGTGTGGACGGCGCACCGGTTCAAGACCGCCCGGGAGGTCTTCTCCACGATGCAGGGGTTGGCGCGCCGGAAGGCGATGAGACCCTACGTCGAACGAGTCCTGCGTGGTGCCGGGGACGAGGCGATCGAGTTCCGTAACGGCTCCCGGATCCTGTTCGGTGCACGCGAACGCGGCTTCGGCCGAGGTTTCTCGAAGGTCGACGTGCTGGTGCTCGACGAGGGGCAGATCCTCACCGAGGCCGCGATGGACGACATGACCCCGGCGACGAACGTGTCAGCAAATCCGCTGATCCTGATCGTAGGCACCCCGCCGAAGCCCACCGATCCCGGTGAAGTGTTCACGATGCTCCGCCAGGAAGCCCTCGATGGGGAATCGCAGGACACGCTCTACATCGAGCTGTCGGCCGACCGCGGTTGTGATCCACGCGACCGGGAGCAGTGGCGCAAAGCGAACCCTTCGTACCCGCACCGCACTTCGGAGCGCGCGATGTTGCGGATGCTGAAGAACCTGTCGGAGGCATCGTTCGTTCGTGAGGCCCTCGGGATCTGGGACGAGGTATCCCGGCATCAGGCGGTTATCAAGGCGTCAGCATGGCGGGACTTCTCCGACGTCGGTCCGGCGGACGGTGTTAAGCCGGACGCGCTGGGCGTTGATATGTCCCACGGTCGCGAACTCTCCGTGTCAGCGTGTTGGCTCGAGGACGATAATGCGCACGGCGAAGAAGTCTGGGCCGGGGTGGATGAGGACGCTGCGCTGGCTTGGATCGTCGAGCGGGCGGGGCGGCGGACGCCGGTGGTGATCGACAACGCCTCCCCGGCGGCCTCATTGGCTCCGGCGCTGCGAGCCCGAAAGGTGCGGGTCATCACGACCAGCGCGCCGGATATGGCGAAGGCCTGCGGCTTGTTCGTCGGCAAGTTCGACGCTGGCCGTTTCACCCACGCGAACCAGGAATCGGTGAACCAAGCCCTGCAGGGTGCGCGCAAACGAGCGATCGGCACCGCTGGCGGGTGGGGTTGGGATCGACGCGACGACGCCGTGCTTCTGGCCCCGATCGTGTCCATGACGTTGGCGCTTTTCGGGGCCACAGCGACGAAACGCAGCCGCAGCAGCGAAGTTCGGAAGGCGGTGACCCTTTGACCTTGGCTGTCGCGATCGCCCTGCCGACGCTGGGCCTCAGCGAAGACGAGAGCGAGACGCTGGGATACCTGCGCGCGCGCCTGCAGTACGTGCGGGGCGTCAACGAGATCAAACAGCAGTACTACGACGGTACCCATTGGCCGAGGCAGCTCGACATCTCCATCCCCCCGCAGCTGAAGGACCTGGAGACGGTGATGGGTTGGCCGTCGACGGTAGTTAACGCTCTAGGAGAGCGGCTGGACTTTCTGGAGTGGACGTCCACCGGCGACTCGATGGGGTTGGACGAGATCTACGCTGACAACCAGCTCGAGGTCGAGTCGGGTCAGATCAACATCGAGTCGCTGACCAACGGCGTCGGGTTCGCGATCGTCGGCCGCGGGGACGTAGACGAGCCGCCAGTGCTCATCACCGCAGAGTCGGCCTCGACCACCACCGGAGAGTACGACCGGCGCCGGCGCAGGCTCGTCTCGGCGATCTCGCAGACCTTGGACGATCGCGGTCTGCTGAAGCTGGAGACCCTGTATCTGCCGGACGTCACAATTCGGATGGAGTCGGATCCGAAGACGGGACGGTCCACGATCGTGGACCGCGACCGGCACGGCCTTCATCGAGTTCCAGTAGTCCGATTCGTCAACCTGGAGCGTCCCTCCGACATCATGGGCCGCTCTGAGATCACCCGGGCTGTCCGCTACCTGACCGACGCGGCGCAACGGACCCTGTTGGGCATGGAGGTCAACCGCGAGTTCTACACCGCACCCCAACGTGCCGCGCTGGGCGCGACACCAGAGCAGTTCGGGGTGAAGGAAGACGACCCGGACTGGAAGAAGAAGCAAGCCGGGTGGTCGGCGATGATGGGCCGGTTCAACATCGTTCCCGCCACCGAGGACGGCACGCTGCCGCAGATGATGCAGTTCAACCCGTCCCCGCCAACTCCGTACATCGAGCAGATCCGCGCATACGCACTGTGGCTTGCATCCGAAGCCGGCGTGCCCGCAGCGAGCCTGGGCGTGCACACCGACAATCCGTCATCGGCCGACGCGATCATCCGGGAGGAGCGGCGGCTGATCTCCCGGGCAGAGTTCCGGCAGCGTGCGTTCAGCCGGGCGTATCTGGAGGTCGCCTCCCTGGCGCTGACATGGCGCGACGGAACAGCGCCTGACCGTGACGCCATGCGGAAGATCTCGGTGAAGTGGCAGGACCCAGCCACCCCGACGCGCGCCGCTGCGGCGGACGAGGCTACGAAACTGGTTGGCGCGGGCGTGCTTCCAGCGGACTCGTCGGTGACGTACGACCGGATCGGCCTGTCGCAGCAGGACCAGAAAAGGCTAGCGGCCGACAAGCGGCGCGCGGGAATGGCGACGTTGCTTTCCAGGCTGCCCCAACCCGCCCCGGCGCCGGTAGGCACCGATGCCGACAACGTCTGAAATACACGCCCTGCGTGAAGTCCTGGACGAACTCGCCCGTGCCGCGGCAGCCGACATCAGCGAACTCTGGCGGCTCGTCGACGGCATGGAACCGGCTCGGGCCATGCGTGAGCTTGCAGAGGCCTACCCGGAGGTGGTTACGCCGTACTCGGCAGCAGCAGCTGACGTTGCCGCGGTGTGGTACGACGACCTCGCGCCAGGTGCCCCCTTCCAAGCGGTGGCTGCGGCGCCTGCTGCCATCGAGCAGCTGCAAGCTACCGCACGGTGGGCGGCGGGCCCGCTGTTCGGCGTCGGCGATGCGTCGCCTCTGGATCTCTTGACCGGCGCTGGGCAACGTCACATCTACAACGGATCTCGGGACACGATCCGGCTCAACGCTGAGGCCGAAGGGGTGCGATTCGCCCGTTACGCGTCGGGGACGGCGTGCGCGTTCTGCCGACTGATGGCGATTCGGGGTGCGGTTTACCGCGACCGGCGAAGCGCTGAGAACTTTCACGACCGGGACCGGTGCATGGCCGTGCCAGATCGACCGGACAGCCCCATCGTGGTGCCTTCGTACGTCGAGAAGTGGGCGGATGAATACAAGGCCGCCCGCAAGGCAACGGACGGATCTACCGCAGGGATTTTGACCGCGATGCGGGTCAACGACACGAAATAGCTTCCCCAACAAGGGGATACGCGCCTACATCCAGCGCTCAAACGGATGGCATGCCGACGGGCTCACGGGAGAAACGCATGAACACAACGATACTGCCTGTCCACCCGACCACTGGTCTGCAGGCGATCGGCATCGGACGGCGCGGGCCCATTTGGCCAGTGCTGGGAGGATCCGGCGACGAAAAACCGCCAGCTGATAACCCCGACGACAAACCAGCATCGTTCAGCCAAGACGATGTCGATCGCATCGTTCGGGACCGTCTGGCTCGGGCCGCCGACAAGTACAAGGACTACGACGCCTACAAGGCGGCCGCCGAGAAGCTGGCCCAACTCGAGGACGGGCAGAAGTCCGAACTGGAGAAAGCTACCGGCCGGGCCGAGCAGCTGACTACCAAGCTGGCTGAGGCGGAAACCAGGGCAGCAGAAGCAGAGTTGGGCTTGCTGCGCCGCACCATTGCATCCGACGAGGGCTTGACCGACGCAAAGCTGGTCAAGCGTGTCACGGGTGCCACCGAGGAAGAGATCCGCGCCGACGTGCTGGAGCTGAAAGCGATCCAGGATGCAGCGGTCACTCCATCGGGACCGAAACCCAACCCACAGCAGGGCACCGCGTCATCGACGCGCACGTCCGGCCGTAGCGAGGGGTCAGCCGAAGCCGACCGGCGATTCGGCGCGATGACATGACGACACGAAAGGAACTGCAATGACCTCCATTGCGGTCACCCAGACTGGTTCATACCAGGCTGAGAACCGGTCGTGGCTCGTGCCGAGCCATGGCATTGATCCGGGCGCGAACCCCTCCATCACCCTGGATGTTTCGCTGTTCACTGAGCTGAACGTCGACGAAGTTCAGACGGTCACTATCACCGGATCTCCAACCGGCGGAACATTCACCCTCACCTACAGCGGCCAAACCACCGCGGGCATCGCGTTCAACGCCGCAGCATCTGCGGTGCAGTCCGCGCTGGTGGCTCTGTCGAACATCGGCACCGGTGACGTGACCGTCACTGGCAGTGCCGGTGGGCCGTACACCGTCACCTTCGCTGGCGCGCTGGCTGACCAGAATGTCGCTCAGATGACGGCATCCGGCGCCAGCCTTACGGGCGGTTCGTCGCCGTCGGTGAACGTCGCGACCGCCACTGGCGGTACGACCTCGCACTACCCCAACGGGTTCATCCCCTCCGGAGTGGTGCTCGGCAAGGTCACCGCGACCGGACGGTATGGCCCTTACGACAACTCGGCCAGCGATGGCCGCGAGGTCGCCGCGGGGCATCTGTTCAGCTCTCTGAGTGTGACCGGTCTGACCACCGTTGGTGGCGCCCTGGTCGTGCACGGGTTCGTACGTGAGGCGAAGTTGCCCACCAACCACGGGCTCGACGCGAACGCGAAAACTGACCTCAAGCTCATCCACTACAGCTAGGAAGGACCGGAGTAATGACCATTCTCTTCGACGCGCCGGTCGTTCCCGACGCACTCACCACGTTCGTCCGCCGTGTCCCCACCCCCGCGGTGAACACCCTGTCGACGCTGTTCCCGACGGTGTACAAGGACACCAACACCATCGATTTCGCGGAGATCGTGCAGAAGAACCGCACCGCGAAGTACCGCAGCTTCGATGGCCGCATCCACGTCTCCGAGCGCGACGTGGGCTCGGAGAAGCGCGTCCCGCTCGCTCCGCTGTCGTCCTCGATCGGCGTCGGCGAGTACGAGCGACTCCAGCTCGAGTTCGCGCGCACTGGCGGCACCTTCAAGCAGGCCCTGGCGAACGCCATCTACAACGACGGCGAGAACCTGACCCGCGAGGTTCTTAACCGTGTCGAACTGGCGTGGGGCGACGTCCTGACCGACGGCATCCTGTCGATCAACGATGACGGGTTCGAGTCCACCGCCGATTACGGCATGCCCGCAAACCACGCGGTCGCCCCAGGAACGGCATGGACCGATCTGACCAACGCCACGCCCCTGACGAATTTGCTGGCGTGGTCGGATGTCTGGAACACCACCAACGGCACTCGGCCGGCGTCGATGCTGACCTCGCTGCGGGTGCTGCGGTTGATGCAGCGCAACAAGGAGGTCATCGACGCAGTGCACGGCGCGACCCAAGGTCGCACCCGCGTCACCGTGACCGAACTCAACGACCTGTTGGAGTCCGAGTCCCTGCCGACCGTGCGTCCGCCGTACGACACGCAGCTGAACGTCGACGGCGTCGACACCCGGGTCATCGCGGACGACAAGGTCATCTTCCTGCCGGAGAACCTCGGCGAGCTGGGTTTCATGGCCTACGGCCTGACCGCCACCGCGCTCGAGCTGCTGGATTCCCGCAAGACCGACCTGTCGTTCTCCGACGCGCCGGGCATCGTCGGCGTCGTCATCAAGGACGGTCCTCCGTTCCGGCAGACGACCTATGTCGATGCGGTCGGGCAACCGGTCCTGTCGGACGCGAAGAAACTCCTCGTGGCGGATGTGGCGGCGTGATGACCAAGAAACTGACGCGATATGTGAACGTGGACGGCCCTGAAGGGTCGGTGTGGTTCGGACCAAACGATGAGGTGCCGGACTGGGCGGCCCAGGCGATCACCAACCCCAAGGCGTGGGCCGAGGATCCGGACGAGGGCGCTGAGAAGGAGTCGACTGGTGGCACTGGCAGCACAGGCCGACGTCGAAGCGCGTCTCGGTCGAAGTCTGACGACTGAGGAAGAAGGCCGGTTGCCGGGGCTCCTCGATGAAGCCTCGGCGCTGGTCGAAGCCTGGTTCCACGAGGGTGGCTGCACCATCGCCGATCCCACTCCGTCGAATGTGACGTTGGTGGTGTCGCGAATGGCGGCCCGAGTGCTGCAGGTAACCGACCAGCAGCAGCCTGGTGTGGACTCCTCCAGCGTCACCGCGGGCCCGTTCTCGATGAGCCGTAGCTACTCGGCGAGCTCCTCGCAGGGCGGGCCGTGGATCAACAAGACCGACCGTTCACTGTTGCGGACCCTGTGTGCGGGGTCTTCGGCGGCGTTCAACGTGCCGATGTCATGACGATCCCGTTGCCGTTCACGATTGGTCATCGCGCGTACTCCGGGTCGGGGGAGGACGCGCACGGCAACGAGATCGGCTCCCACGCCGCGGCGGTGGACATCCAGGCGTTCTACTACTCGCCCTCGTCCACCGAACCAGCCGTGGCAGGACACGACCGTGTCGTTGTCGACATGGTCGCTGTCGTCGATTCGGACGAGCAGATCGGGCCTCACGATCTGCTCGTTATCGACGGCGAGGAGTTCGATGTGATCGGTTTCCCCGAGGACTACGATCACGGCCCGTGGTGGAAGCCCGGCCGTAAACCGGTGAACCTGCAACGGGTGGACGGATGAGCGGGCTACCGCGGGTCCTGATCGACCTCGACACCAACGAGATGTTCTTCGATGGTGAGCCGTTCCCGTTCTCGTACGCGGGGGTGGAGCCGACGATCGCCGAAGCCCCGGATGGACGTGTCTATCCGGGGGTCACGATCACGATCGCCTGCGCGGAGGTGCAGGTCATCAAACCGAGCGAGGTGATCAGCGATGGCTAACTTCCGCCTGGTCATGAAACGGGACGCCCTCTACAAGATCCGCAGCGAACCCGGCGTCCGGCAGGACCTCGAGCGGCGCGGTCGCGCAATTCTGGGGGCTGCGGGCGGCGAAGCTGCGGGATACATGATGTCGTCTCGTCAGGGAGCTAAGAGCCCCCAAGGCCGGTGGCAGGTGTCTGTTTTCGCGGCTACCGCAGTGGCGATGAGACAGAACGCGCAAGACAACACGCTCGTGCGGGCGTTCGGTGCCGCAAATGGGTGAGGTCGTCGCACCTGCTGACGCCGAGGCCGCCGCGGTCGCCTACCTGAAAGCCGCCTTCGCTGTGCGCAGCGAGACGGCGAAAGTCGCCACCAAGGTGCCACCGGTCCGCCCGGAGCGCATGGTCCGCGTCTCTCTTGCCGACACACTTGAGCAGACGCGAGGTCATTTCTACTCACGCTTGATCTTCGAGTGCTGGGCGGCGGACGAACCGGCCTGCGCGAGTCTGGCCAGGCTCTCGTACGCGCTTATGCGTGCCGCCGAAGGCGAATCGGCGGGACCAGCGTGGGTCGCCCATGTCGTCACCGTGTCGGGACCGGCGAACTTCCCCGATGACGTCGGCCCCCGATACCAATTCACGCTCGACCTGCTCATCGGCGGCGTACTGATCTGAACTCCCCCGGCAACGGAGGGTCAGCAAGTTATCCATTCAGGGCCTGCGAATCCTGAAGGGACACAACAACAATGGCCGGAAACTCCGTTGCCAGAATCGGCGTAGGCGCACCGCTGGCCACCGGCGGTGTCCTGGTCGCCGCCGCAGGGACCGCGCTCCCCACCGGCGTCACGGGATCAACCGCGAGCTACACCAAGCTCGGCTACGTCGCAGACGATGGCCTGCGCCCGTCCGGTGAACGCAGCTCGACACCTATCTACGACTGGGCAGGCGACCTCATCGCCAGCCCGCAAGAGAACCACTCCGCCCAGTTCCAGTTCAAGCTGTACGCCGTCTACGACCCTGACGTCCTGTCGGAGGTCTTCCACGAGGACAACGTAACGACCGTTGGGTCGCTGACCACCGTCGAGGAAACCGGCGAACCCCTCGAAATCCACCCCTGGGTCTTCGATATCAAGGACGGCAGCAAACGCGCCCGATTCGCTGTTCCCCTCGGCCAGATCACCGGCGTCGCTGAAGACCCGATCGTGCGCAACGGTTTGATGGCTTTCGACGTGACCCTCGAATGCTACAAGGACGAGAACGGCGTCAAGGTCTACCGCTACTACGACAACGGCGCGGCGGCGGCGGCTCCGACCATCACCTCGCGCGAACCCGTGGGCAACCTCGCCACCGCAGGCGGTGAGCTGTTGATCCTCACCGGCACCGGCTTCGTCGGAACGACTGCGGCCACGGTTGGTGGCACCGCGGTGGGCGACTTCCAGATCTACAACGACCAGACGCTGGCGATCATCACCCCCGCGAAGAGCGCGGGCTCCTACAACGTCGTCGTGACCAACGCGACCGGTCCCAGCGCCGGCCTCTCGGTCACCTACGCGTAACGAAAACCCCGGTGGCGCGGTCTACCTCGCAGGCCCGCCGCGCCACCGGGCCCTCGGGCCTGCGACAAGGAAAGGGCCTGCGAGCCAATGGTGTTCGAAATCCCCGCAGCCGGTGCTCGACTGAAGAAGAACCGGTTCGAGTTCAAACTCGGAGACGAGACCGTCTCCGTGCCGAAGCTGGAATTCATTCCCGCCGAAGCAGAGGACTACCTCGAAGAGGTCAACGGCAAAGGCCTGTCGATGTACCGGTTCGTCATCGGATTCATCGCCAGCTTCGACCCCGACCTGGGCAAGAAACTGCACGAGGCACGTCTCTCGCGCGACCAGATCACCGACCTCTACGCGGCTTGGGGTGCGTCCTCGAAGGTGAGCACGGGGGAATCCTCGGCCTCCGAGAGTTCATAAACGGACACGAGGAGGCGATCGTCGCCGACCTGCTCGACCGCGGCCTACATCTCTACGACCTGGGAGACCGCCTGTCGTGGTTCGAGTTCAAATGCTGGCTCAAGCACCTGCACGACCCCTCGGCCGTCGTGCGAGTCCGGCGAGAGCGAATGGCCGCGGACTCGATACCTGAAGACCTTCGCGCCATCGGATCAGATCCGCTCCCAATCGACGAGATGGATGCCTGGCTCGGCTGGGACCAGTGAGTGAGGTGATCACATGGCCGGTGGCGTGCAGTTAGCCCACGGGTACGTCACCGTCAGCGCCGAAACGGCGGGGATCCCACGCCAACTGGACCAGGCGTTCGGCCGGGCGGGCGAGCGCGCGGGCCGCGCCGGCGGCGAGGCCGCCGGCGGGGGGATCCTAGAGGGCCTACAGGGCAAGGCGGGTGCGTTCGGCGCGGTACTCGGCACGGCCATGGCAGTGGCAGGCGTCAGCGCTGGCGGACTGTTCGTCAAAGCGCTAAGCGACGGCCTGCGGCGCGAAAAGGCCCTGGATCTCACCCAAGCACGGTTGGGCATCGACGACGCGACCATGGCCAAGATCGGCACTGCGGCCGGGCGCGCTTACGCCGCGAACTTCGGTAACAGCGTCGAAGAGAACATCGATGCCGCTCGCCGCGCGATCAACAGTGGGTTGCTGGACTCCTCGGCCACCGCGCAGGAGACCCAAGCGGTCATTTCGCAGCTGAGCGGCATCTCGGACCTGATGGGCGAGGAGATCCCCGCGGTCGCCCGCGCCGCAGGCCAAGCGATCAAGACCGGCATCGCCGGGTCGGCCACCGAGGCTTTCGACCTGTTCGCCGCGGCCGAACAGAACGGCCTGAACGTCAGCGAGGACTTCCTCGACACCATCACCGAATACGGTACGCAGTTCCGCAAACTGGGCCTAAGCGGTCCCGAGGCGATCGGCCTGATCAACCAGGCGGTTCTCGCCGGCGCTCGCGACACCGACGTTGCTGCGGACGCGATCAAGGAGTTCAGCATCCGCGTCGTGGACGGTTCGAAATCCACGGTCGAGGCGTTCCAAACCCTCGGCTTCAACGCCGACGACCTGACGAAACGATTCGCGACCGGCGGCGCCACCGCGCGCGCGGCAGTCGGAGATCTCCTCGGCGAGATCAACAAGATCGAAGACCCGGTCGAGAAGAATTCGATCGCTCTCGCGCTGTTCGGAACCCAGTTCGAGGACCTCGGCGACGCGCTGAACCAGTTCAACCTTGATGACGCCGCTGCGTCGCTGGGCAAGGTGGAAGGTGCCGCTCAATCCGCACTGAACACCATGGGCGGCAACGCTGCGTCGTCGATCGAATCCGCGAAGCGATCCATCCAAATAAGCACCGACGCGATCGGTTCCGCGCTCGCGAAGGCGTTTGGCCCGGAGCTGGCCAAAGTTGCGGACTGGGTTACCCAGCACCAGCCGGAGATCCTGGCCTTCCTCGCGAAACTCGCCGACGGGGCGTTCGCGACGGCAGACGCGTTCCTGTCATTCAGTTCGATCAGCCTGCGCGCGTTCGCGACCCTCGCCGAGGGCGTGGGACCGTTGCTCGAGCACCTACTCGACCCTGTCGGGAAAGTCGCCGAGGTCATCGGCAAGCTCACCCGCAACGAGGGCCTCGAAGATCTTGGCCACACGCTTCAAAACCTCGAATCGACGATGGACGGAGCGGCCGACGCCGCGATCGGCCTTGCAGACGGGATCGACAACACCACCCGCCCCGGCCTGGACCGAATGCGAGATTCGGTCGCCTCCAATATCGAGCAGGCGGTTGCCGCCCAGGAGGTATTCAGGGCACTCGGCGATCAGGTCACGGCGCTTCCTGACGGCCACGACATCATCGTCAAAGAGAACACCCCTGAGGTAACGGCCCGTCTGGAGGCGCTGGGACTCAAGGTCACCCAAATCCCTGGCACCAAGGATGTGGTCGTCAACGCCGCGACAGCAGACGCTCAAGCAAAACTCGACGCCTGGATCGTCGCCAATACCGGACGCCCGCTCGAGCAGAAGGTAACGGTCCGTTTCGTAGACATCTACGGCAACACCACGAACGACCCCGCGCAGCAAACCAACCAGGTCACCGTCGGCAACACCCCCCGTGGCCGGTACGCCGCCGGTGGCCTGTTCTATGGGCGCGGCGGCCCTACCGACGACGCGAATATCATTGCCATCTCCAACCGGGAGCATTTGGCGTACATCACCCGTGCCCAAGCCGCGAACCCAGCAACCATTCCGTTCCTCGACGCCATCAACAGCGGCTGGGTGCCTCCGCCCGAGTTGTTGCACGGGATGGTCCCCGGGTTCGCTGGCGGCGGCCTGGCATCCAAACGCGCGCTGGACTATGCCCGTTCGCACGACGGCGAACCGTACGTCTATGGAGGGCTGGACTGCTCGGGCTACCTCTCGGGGATCTACAACCAGCTCACGGGCCAGTCTGTGCGATTCACCACCGCATCGGACTTCGCAGCCCTGGGTTTCAAACCGGGCATGGACCCCGGCGGGTTCAGTATTGGCACCAACGGCGGCGTCGGCACCAACGGCCACATGGCCGGCACACTGCTCGGAACCAACGTCGAATCCGACGGATCCAACGGCATCCAGTTCGGCGGCAGCGCGGACGGGGCGGCCGCGTTCCCGAAGGTCTGGCACCTGCCGCGCGAGCTGTGGTCTCCACCAGAAACTGACGACCCAAGCAGGCAGTCCGGCGCACCTGGGTTCAACACCCCGCAGGGCAGCAGGGCGGGAAGTCCCGGATCCGGTGCAGGTACGGGCGGCCTCGGAGGTAGCGCGGCGCCGTCCAGCGGCGGCACCTACGGGGGTGTGGCGGTACCCGCTGGCGTCGTGCCGGTGTGGGTCGTCGGCAGCGGCGGCGGGGGTGCGAACCCGGTGACGCCCGCGCCGGCGGAGTCGTTCGCGCCTCAGTCATCAGCGCCGCCGTCCTCGGCGCCGGGGGTGCAGACCCTCGAGCAGGTCGACGCCGCGGGCCGAATGAGTCAGGCAGGCACGGACTTCGTCAACGCCAACATCGACCAGTTCCTGTCCGACCTCGGTGCGCGCCGCAGTGGCGGCGCGATCCAGGCGATCGGGCAGGCCGTCTTCGACTGGACGACCAAGGCGATCCAGGAAGAGATCCGGCGCCGTAGTTCACAGGCCAACACGTTCGTGAGGAGGTGAGGGTGGCTACGACGATTGTCGAGCTCGAGAGCTACACCGGGGAGTGGTTCCGCCTGCACGGTCCTGGCCAGGGCGACCGCGGCGTTATCCTCACCGCCCTCGACGGCATCGTCGATGCACCAGTGCGGACCATCTGGACCCAGACCGCGTTCCAGCTCGGCTCGAGCCCTGGCGGCGTCCGCTGGGACGCCCGCGACGTCACCTTCAAGGTGTTCATCCGCGGCGAAGGCGAAACCTGGGAGGACCTGGACTCGGAGTTCCGCAAGGCCTGGTCCTACAGCCAGGACTCGAAGCTGTGGATCGAAACCCCCAACTCTCGAAGGCACCTGTCGTGCCGGCCATTCGAAGCCCCCCGCGTAGGGCTCGCCCGCGACCCGGGCAAGCGCGGTTACGTGGAAGTGGAGATGCAGTGCCGGGCGGGGATCCCGTGGTTCGTGGAGGCCGATGTCACCGACACCTGGGTATCGCAAGCCTCCGGCGCACAGTCCGGGACAGTGACGGTGTCCAATCCCACCGACCGGCCGATGTGGCTGAAGTGGACCATCTCCGCGCCGGGGACATGGACGCTCCCGGACTACTCCTGGTACGGGTCGGAGACCTTCTCGGCCGATGACCTGCCTGCCGACATCGCAGACCAGGCTGCCACGTCGACGGCGCGCACGATCGTCATGCCCACTCTCTCCTCCGGTGCCGCGGTCGACATCGACACCGACCCGTTCGAAGAGCAGGTCGTGCGGCCCGGTACACCGAACTTTTGGTCGCTGATGAACGGCGTGCAGTTCTTGTTCCCCGTCCCGCCGTGGACTCCGCCCACTGATCTCCCGGTCGCCTGCAACGGGCCGACCGGGTCGACGGTGCTGGTGCACTGCGCCCGCAACTGGACCCGAGCCTGGGGGATGCGCTGATGGCCTACACGAAGCAGACCTGGGCCAACGGTGAGGTCGGCGGGACGGAGGTCGACGCCGACGCACTCAACTACATCGAGGAGGGGATCTATCAGGCGTCGCTGACCCAGCCGAAGCCGTGGGCGCATGAGCTGATCGTCACCAACTCCGCCACCCGTGCCTCCGGGTTGAACGGTGCAACGCTGGGCATCGCGATGCCCGCGGGGATCACGCTGACCCGGATTCGGGTGAGGTTCGGCACCGCGGACGGCAGCGGCTCCACGGTGATCACGATCAAGAAGAACGGGTCCGCGACGGGGATGCCGACGGTCACGGTAGCGCAACCGGCGACGAACCAAACCTGGACCGGCACAGTGAGTCTCGCCCAGAACGACGTCCTCACCGCAGACGTGGCCCCAGGCGGCACGCCCGGCACCGGCCTGGCGATCCTGTTCTCCGGGACCTACGCGTAAATGCCCACCTATCTCTACCCTGGGGAGAACGTCTACCCGGGGGAGTCGGTGTTTCCCTCGGTCCCGCCGCAGGACCTCACCGCGGTGCACGCCCAAGCTGTCGCCGAGCGACGGGAGCGCAGACTCCGCCGCATCCGGCCTCCGCTGATCCGGCTGTGGGATGGCGACTGGGTGCTGCGTGGTGTGGTCCGCAACGAGATCCGTAGCGAGTGGCAGCTCCTCGACAACGAGACCGGTATCGGCGTCCTCGAGATCCCCATGTACACGCCGAAGGGCGAGAAGTACTACCTCGCCGAGTGGGCGATGGACCCCGACCGCGACCCGTACGGCATCCACGTCACCGTCGACAAAGACGGCTTGCGGTGGGGCGGGCGCATGGAAGAGGTCGACACGATCTTCACCGACCAGGGCACCGCCTCGGTGAAGATCACCTTCAAGCACGACCTGGAAGAACTCAAGCACATCCGGTGCTGGCCGAATCCTTTCTTACCGGCCGAGATCCAGTTCCCGCGGCTGTGGTTCATGTTCGGGCCGGCGAAGTGGGCGGTGAAGCTGACCCTCGCGGTGAACATCATGCGCCTGGAGTCGTCGCTGTGGATGCTCCCCGACGACCCGCTCGACCCCTCGCAGTGGTTCAACTTCGACATCTCCACCTGGAGCATGGTCGTCGCGCCGGGCGCGATCGACGAGGACAACTCCCCGTTCGCGATCCCGTTCTCGCGCATGAAATCCGCCTACGACATGTCCAAGCGGATCATGCAGGACGGGCAACTGTCTTGGGTGGCGAGGCGTTACCTCGACGGCGACCCGCCACCGTGGCCGGGCGCGAACCTGCGCCACGGCTGCCTGGTGTGGGACATCGTCGACAAGTCCGGCTGGACTACCGGCACATCCTTCGGCGGGAACCTCCTCACCGGGCTGGTGCGGGCGTTCACCACGATTGAATCCGACGGCCTCACCGAGGGTGTCGACATCATCAACGACCCGTCGTTCCCGGTTGAGTACACCCAGCCCGGATGGATGGGCACCCTCCCCGAAGCGCCGTGGGTGATCCTGCGCCACGGCATCGGCGTGCAATCATCCAGCTTCAAGCAACGGCCCGCGACGGATGTCCAAGTGACAACGGGCGGGCACTCGATGCCCGGCGTCAACGAGCTCATCAGCGCAGCGATCCAATGCGTGGCCGGGGAGACGATCATCGATGGCCCCGACGGCAAGGAGCGCATCGATGCGCTCGCCGCGCGAGGGACCCCGTTCCGCGTCTGGGCGTTGACCCCCAATGGCGAGCGAGTAGGCGCGACAGCAGATTTCGCATTCAAGAAGGGCCGCACCGAACTCTTCGAGTACACGCTCGCGAACGGCCAGACGATCACCGCGACGACGCGGCACCGCTGGCTGACCCGGGCGGGCTGGGCAGAAGCCGGGGCGACTGCGATCGGGACCGAAGTAGCCGCAGTAAGTCCGGCGACGGCGGTCGACATCGCCCCGCCCAACGACGACCTGCCGGACGCGGCCTGGATCGGAGTGCCCGATGGGGGAGCTGTCGAGTACTCACCGGTTGTATCGGCTAGGTCGGTCGGGGTCCAGGACTTCTACGACATGCACGTTCCGGGCTGGGTGACTTACTCGGGCAACGGCGTTTGGTCGCACAACACGGCCGGAGACCTCATCGCTGCAGCGGTGTTCATCCCGCCCATCGGCGGTACCCTCGACGCGATCCTCAAGCCGCTCTACACCGACGTCCTGTTGGCCTTCATGTCCTGGAAGTCGCCCGAGCGCGCACAACGGTTGGGGTGGAGCCACTATCACGAGAAGTGGGGCGACGGCGCTGACCGCGCCTACAGCCTCGCTGCCCTGATCGCTCTGCGGACCGGGTTCTGGCTGACCCGCGAGCAGACCTCCCACAGTGTGGTCGTCGCTGACGGCGCGCCGTACCTCGTCGGGGCGCGCGGGTTCGGGCACATGGACATCGGTGACCGCGTCGGCACCACCGTCAAGGGTATGCCCGCCGGACGGGTGTTCGTCGACCGCATCACCGAACTCACCCTCGCGGCGTCACGTGACGAAGCGCCCGCTTGGAAGATTCAGGTCGGCGAGCGGGAGTTCGAAGACCCCGTCCTGAAGGCGCTCGAAGTTCTCCAGGACGTCCTCTCGATTGCCCAAGATCTGGGCGTGCTCTAGGAGGTGACATGACCCGCATCCCGCACCAATCCGAATGCAACATGGACGACCCCGAGGAGCACGCCCTGTGGGCGCTCGTGTGCCCGCCGGCGACCGGTCAGACGCCGATACTGCTGCCGCTGTTCGTGGCCAAGAATCTCGCAAAAGCATTGTGGAACTGCGGATTCCGGCACCATCCCGAGTTGCAGACCGTGAAGTTCCAGCGTCCCTTCCGGGGGCAGCAGCATCCAATGAACGGCATGGGTCGCTGGGTGCCGATCGACACCCCCGAACCCGACCTGCCGATCCTGCCGAACCTCGCCGAGATGACCCCGCACGAGGTCGACGACATCGTCCAGCAAGCCCGCGCGCTCGGCGCCGTCCCCGAGATCCCCGAACCGCCGAACCATGCGCGCGTAGTGAACGGAGACGCATAGATGAATCACGACACCATGACCCTGGTCCTGCTCATCCTGGCCATCGTCTCGCTCGCGCTGCAGCTTGCTCGGTGGCCGCGATGAGCTTCCGCACCGTCTACGGCAACACCCACAGCGAAAACGGCTGGCGGATGTGCAACCGTAACGAATGCGAAATCGCTTCCGTCCCTCTGCATTTCATCGATACCGCCCCGCTCCGCAAGGGCGACGTGAGCACCATCCTCGGCGCGTGGATGGTCTGGTACGACCGCAACGTCGAGGAGATCGTCTCCCCGGTGTGGGGCTGGTCGGCCACCAACGACGTCCCCAACTCCAACCACCTCTCAGGCACGGCGATCGACCTCAACGCCCCGCAATATCCGTGGGGCCGCCGGGTGATGCCGCAAGCCCGGATCGCGAAAGTCCGTGCAGGACTGAAGCTGTTCGAAGGCACCGTCTTCTGGGGCGCCGACTGGAACCGAGCCGATGAGATGCACTACCAGATCGGCTACGAAGAGGGCTACCCGTGGATCGCCGAATTCGCAGCCCGTCTGCGTGACGGACACCTCGGCATCTACGGGCCCGAGCCAGCCTCACAGTACAGCCAGCGAGTAGTCGAAGGATTCATGCAGCTCATCCCGCCATCCAGGTGGCCCCGATGACCGCCTGGGCCGACGTCAGCCAATACCAAGGGATCCCGGTCGACGACACCTACCCGCATCCGCTGTTCTGCTTCCGCACGAACTCCGGAGACCGAGTAGACACCCTCGGTCAGGTCAACGCCCGCCGCGCCCGCGACATGCTCGACAGCGGGAAGCTGCAGGCGGTCATCGCCTACTACTTCTTCCGGCCCGGGCAGATGAACTGTGACCTCCACAGAGATCAGCTCACCGAAGCCGGACTGTGGGGGCACCCGCGGCTGGTCACGATGATCGACGTCGAAGACGCCGGCGGCGTGATCCGCGGTGACCAGTCCGCGGAAGTGAACGACGAAGCCGAGCGGCTGGCTCGCTGGCACGGCGACAACCGCCGTGTCATCGGCTACTGGAACCCCGTTTCGAACTTCGACCTCTGGCCGACCCGACCGGCGTGGATGCGTCTGGTGGTGCCGTCCTACGGCCGCACCCCGGGCAGCCCCGCGAAGAAGCCTTCCGGGTATTTCGCGCACCAGCACACCGACTCCGGACGGTGCGCGCCCTGGCCGGGTGGCGTCGATCTGAACTTCACCGACCTCGAACTACCAGATCTGCTGGCTTCGTTCGGAATCCAAGGAGGAACACCCGTGGTAGACATCGTCGCCGAAGGGGCGGGGCAGCTGCATCCGTTCCCCAACAAGATTCGCCAAATCGAGAACGAGCAGCACGTCCAACCCTCGACGCGGACACCGGAACAGCCGTGGCCCTACGACATGTGGGTCGACCTGTGGAACAACGTCGTCTGGGATGGCTTCACCCTCGAAGGCGTCGGCGACAACGCGGAGAAAAAGACCCTCGTCGGCTGGGTGCTCGACACCGATGCCCGCGTCCGCGCATGCGAGTCCAAGCTCGACGAGATCCTTTCCCTGCTGCGAGGTGGGAAATGAGGACTGCAAAGTTTTGGACCGACACGGCGGAGCGTGCCGGGAAAACGTTCGCGCAGGCACTGCTGGCGTCGATGACGGTTGGCGTCGCGATCACAGACATCGACTGGGCGTCGGCGCTCAGCATCGCGGGGACGGCGACATTGGCCAGCGTTCTGATTTCAATGGCCTCCAGCGGATTCGGTAACCGGAGCACTCCGAGCCTGTTGGGCGGCGATGCTGCTGGCGACGCCGCTGGCCGCCTGGAGGACTGACGCCCCTACTCGATTACTCCAGGCGCTCGGCTGGAGGTGGCTTACGAGGAGGGGTAAATGGGCGCGCCTGAATACGGCGTCTCCACGCGAACGCTCACAGTTCTGGTCTATATCGTCACCGTTGTCTGGGCAGTGAATATCGTCGCCCCGTTGCTTTTCCAAGCATACGAGAGCAATACGGGCGCGAATGGAATCATGGGCGCACTACTCGGGCTCTTGGGCGCCGCACGCTACCAGGCAAGCCGAAACAAGGAGCCTAAGAAGAAGGCAGATCCCAGTGAATAGCGTGATTCTGCAATTGCTTTTCGGGACAGCTTGCATCGGAATAGGGTTCTTCGCTGGCCTGTCGATGTCGTGGCGCGAGTACAAGTTCGGCGACAAGCACATCGCCGCACCGACCTTGCCGCACACAGATCGGCAGCAAGCCTACGTGCTCGTGGTCGTCGGCGTGCTGAGCGTCGCGAGCGTCGCCTACGGCGGAATGCAGTCCGCCGCACAGGCTGAATGCAACCGGGAATTTCGTGAGTCCCTTGTCGCGCGCTCGAAGATCTCCACGGAGAACCAGCGGCAGCTCGACACAATGATGGGTGTCATCGCGGACTCTATTTCAAACCCTCAATCGGATTCCCGTGAGCGAACGCAGAAGGCAATTCTCGACTATCGCGTGTGGTCTGTGTCGGCGGACCAACAGCGTGCCGCGAATCCGATCGGTGACCCAGTCTGCGGCGGAGGGTGAATGACAACTCCTGGCGGCGTCCCTCCAGATCAGGCGTGGGTCCGCGGCGGTGGCGAGTGGCGATACGGCCAAGACCTCACCGAAGCCTCCGCGAAATCGATCATGAATGGCGGCGTGCAGGGCTCCTACGGCGGCGCGCGCCAGATCTACGAGAACGACGTGAAGGCCCCGATCACCGGCTACGCCGGATCGATCACCAACCACGAAACCCGCATCGTCGCACTCGAAGACGGCGGCACCATGACCGTCTACTCCGGCAATGACACCTGGGTCAATCAAGGCGGCCGGATCGGTGTGGCGGTGATCAACGGCGGCCAGGCAGGCCAGGCGGGCAGCGGCGCGAGCAGTCAGAAGCTCGGCGGCACACACGGCGGATATGCCTACCAGGAATTCAACGCCGCAGACCTGCCGTCCACCGTGGCGATCACCGTCGGCGCGCCGGGCACCTCGGCCGGGCAAGCGGGTGGCGTGTCGTCGTTCGGTTCCTACCTCGTCGGGGCGGCGGGCACGATCGGCGCGATCCTCACCTCACGCGGCGCGGTGTCGTCCTCATCAGCACCAGGCGCGGGCGGCAACAACGGCGGCGCATTCGCGAGCAGCGGACTCCCCGGCGGCGCAACGGCGCTCGCCGCGGGCGGCGCCGGTGGCGCGGACGGCAGTGGCGGCGGCGGCGCGGCCGGTGACGGCGGTGACGGCGGCAGCGTCTCGACGGGATCGCTGACCCCATGCGGGGGAGGCGGCGGTGGCGCCGGTGGCGGGGACGTCGGAATCTTCGGCTCCGGCGGCGACGGCGGAAACGGCGGCAGCCCGGGCGGTGGCGGCGGCGCAGGAGGCAACTGCGACGGCGGTAGCGCAGGCACTTTCGGCGTCGGTGGTTCGGGGCGGGTGTATGTCATTCAATCGGCGGGAGCGTAAATGCGAACTGCGACAGTGCATGTGCCCCTCGTGCAGGGGATCTATCCGGGGCCGACACGCTGCTACAAACTGAGTCCTCCGCTGCCGAACCCCGACGGTGCGGGCGAATTCGAGTACGTCGCGGTGTGCGTGCAGCCCGGCCGGCCACGCCACCAACTGCCCGAACTGCTGGTGTATGCGGCCGAGCCGGTGCGCGGCGCGCCGGTCGGGCCGAGCATGAAGAAGCTCCCCGGTTCGCAGCCTCTGTATGCGGCGCCGGCCGACGATGACGACGGCTGGCGGTGGGCGCTGCTCAGCCTCGGAGTCACCGAGGTGACCGAATGACGAAGACGCCGCCGTTCCACAAGCTCCTCGACAACGGGATCGGCGCAGACTTCGTGTTCACCGCCTCGATCAGCGGCTCGACGTTTCCGCTCGACACCGAAGCGCGCATCGAGGTGTACGACACCGACAACACCACCATCCTCGACACCTTCGACGGCACGTACGACACCACCTCGTTCTCGTGGGCTGAAACCTCCACCACGATGGACGCCCTGCCGGACCGGCCCCACTACCGGTGCTACGTGAAGTTTCCGAACACCCCCGACGACTACCTGTGGTTCTACGGAACCCTCCGCCGCATCGGCTGACCTAACCCCCATTCAGGGCCTGCGAATCCTGAAGGGACACAACGATGGCCATCGCCACCACCGGCCTGAAGAACACGATGTGTGACGCCTACAAGGGCGCTGGCACGTGGCTGTCGCTGCACACCAGCAGCCCTGGCTCGACCGGCGCGAACGAAGCGACAGGCGGCAGCCCCGCGTACGCGCGCAAGCAAACCACCTGGGGCACCTCCAGCGGCGGCGCCGTCACCGGCACCTCGGTCACCTTCGACGTCGCCGCGGGCACCTACACCCACTGGGGCCTGTGGACCGCGTCCTCGGGCGGCACCTACCTCGATGGCGGCGCCCTGTCCGCGAGCCAGTCGCCCGGCGCGCAATCCCAGATCGTCGCCCCGATCACCTACACCCAGACCTAAACGCGCGCGATGGTGTTGTCGAGCGCTCCCGCCGCTCAGGCGCTGACCTCGAAGGCTCCAGTCCCGGCGACGCTGCTGTCGACCGCGCCGACGGGGCAGACGTTCGTCAGTGGCGGAGAGTGGGTGCCGTTCTATCCGCTGCCGGCGTTCATCGACGCCAGCGGGACCGGCACGGCAACGGTCATTACGAGCGCGCGCACAACCATCGCAGCCTCCGGCGCCGGGACGTCCACAGTCACCTCGGTCGCGCAGACCGCCATCGCCGCTTCCGGGTCCGGCACGTCGACTGTCACAGCGTTCGAACTCTTCACCACCTCTATCGCCGCCTCAGGTTCCGGCACGGCGGCAGTGACCGCGGCCGCGCACTGCACCGCACAGGCAACCGGCTCGGGAACGGCGACGGTGCCGACGACTACCACCACGACCATCGCTGCGACAGGCTCCGGGACCGCGGCGGTCACCCCGCAGGCGGTAGTCGACATTCAGGCGTCCGGCTCGGGCACCGCCACGGTCGGCGGGCTACTCACCGACATGCAGGCCTCGGGGTCGGGCACGGCGGCAGTGGTACCGGTCGCACAGACCACGATCGCCGCCTCGGGGTCGGGCACGGCGATTGTCACGGCAGGAGCGGCGACCGCGATCAGCGCCAGCGGCACCGGCACATCCGCTGTGACCGCGTCGGCGGCGACCGCGATCGCCGCGTCCGGCTCGGGCACCGCCACGGTCACCTCGGTCGCGCAGACCGCCATCGCCGCTTCCGGGTCCGGCACCGCGGTGGTGAATGCCGCGCCTGCCGCGCCGACCAGGGTTGCCTCCAATGGAGCGATCTTCGACGCCTCGCCTTCGGCGCCGACGAGCTTCACCTCGAACTACCCGTCCGGTAGCGCCAGCGGCGATCTGCTGGTCATGCAGGTCCACATCAGCAAGTCGGCCGCGGCCGCGGTGGCGGTCACGCCGGACGGGCTGACCGGCGGTGCGCAATGGAACTTCATCCAGCAGCGCGACGACAGCGCCAGCAATGGCGTCTACATGGCCTACTTCTGGACGATCCGCGGTTCGGAGACCTCGGTGACGATCACCCCGTCGCCGACGACGAGCATCCGCGCGATCATCACCACGATCGTCGCCTACGTCGGCGCGACCGTGGACAACGGGATGCCGATCGGCGATTACAGCAACGGCTACCTGCTCACCAACAACACCACCGGTATCGCCGCCCCCGCGGTCGCTACCGGGCTGGACAACACCGAGGTATTGCTGTTCAGCACCTCGTCCAACGCCACCGATACAGCCCTCACCACCACATGGACCAACGCCGACGCCGAAATCCTCGACTCCCGCGAATGGGTGTCTGCGCAAACCTCGAACTTCCAGCACTCCGCGGCCTACGACGTCCAACCAACCGCCACCACGACCACGACGTACACGGCCACTCCGAGCGCGACCTCGGCGGGTAAGGTCGCTGCGGCGCACGTGATCCGCCCGCAGATCACGACCTTCCCCAGGCTCGCCGCGTATCTCACCGACTTCGCCGACTCCAACGGCACCAGCACCAACATCACCATGCCTACCGCCGCGACCGGTGACCTGCTGCTGGTCGAATTCCAAGCCGATGGATCGCAAACGACGATCGGTACCAGCTCGAGCGGGTGGACGAAGATCGGCCAATACGCCAACTCGACAGTGTCGACGTTCGCGTTGTTCGCTGGAATCCAGGGCACCGCCGCGGCATTGACGATCACCAACACCACCAGCCTGCACCGGGCGTGGACCGTCCGCGTGATCAAGAACTGGTCCGGCACCATCGCCGACATCGAGGTCGGGTCGACGACTGGCTCGGGCACGAACATGAACCCGCCGTCTCTGACCCCCGCTGCGGGGTCGAGGAACTGGTTGTGGGGCGCGATCGGCGTGGGCAGCCAGAACTCGACGTACCCGACCGTGCCGCCCGCGTCGTGGGGCAACTTCGTCAACGTCCGCTGCAACTCCTCCGCGGGCTCCACGCACATCGGGCACGGCGACGCATGGACGATCGCCGCCGGCACCTCCATGGATCCGCCCACCTTCACCTCGGCCTCCGGCGCGTGGCTCGCGCTGACCGTCGCCATCCGGTGATCCGTTTCCCCTTCTGCACAAAGGAGCCCGCTGTGGCCGTGACACTTCTGCCTGCAATGACCGGACCGAACCCGGTCGGCAACCGCAGGCTGTTCATCAGCGACCCGCGCAAGGACAACTTCACCAACGTCGCGCCGCGCAAGATCTCCGTCACCGCCTGGTATCCGACCTCCACGACCGGTCCCGTCGCGAGGTACCTGTCGGCGGTCAACGCCTACGACAACACGATGGCCAGCCAAATCACCAACGGCATCGAGGTGCCTGGCTGGTTCACCCCGCAAAGCCAGACGATGTACCCGAACGTCAACCAGCGCGACACCCGAGCGGTGCTGAACGGGGACGTGCGCACCGACCTCGGCCTACTGCCCGTGGTGATCTTCTCGCCTGGGTTCGGTGTCCCCGGCAACTGCTCCTCGATCCTCGCCCAGGAACTGGCCTCGCACGGCTACCTGGTGCTGACCACGTCGTGCACCTACGAATCGGTGTGCACGGAATGGTCCAACGGCGTGATCAACCAGAACGCTGGCTACGTCGGGAACCAGTGGGCCAAGACCCTAGCCGCCCGGGTCGCGGACGTCCGCTGCCTGCTTGGCCAGATCTCCGCCCTGCCGAACGGGATCGGAGCGCAGGCCGACGTCGACAAGGTCGCGGTCGTCGGCCACAGCTACGGCGGCACCACCGGCATGGAAGCTGCCTATCAAGAACCTGTCCGCATCAAGGCCGTTGCTCTGTTGGACGGCCCCGTCGGATACGCAGGCACCACGAACCTCGCCCAGAACAACGGCATCCCGCAACCGGTCATGCTGCTGTCCGGACCGGTCAACGCCAGCGACGGATTCACCACCGGCGCCGAAATGGCCGGCTGGTCCACCTACGCCGCCACCAACCACGGACCCCTGCACCGCTACCAGGTCGCCGGCGCCCGGCACTACGCGTTCACCGACGTCGGCCTGCTCACCAAGAAGCCCGCCACACTGCTCGGCACCATCGGCGCCGCGCGGGCGATGGAAATGCACCCCCGATGGACACGAGCATTCCTCGACACCTACGTCCGCGGCGTACCGGATCCGCTGCTGACGTTGCCCGCGGTGGACTGGCCGGAGGTCACTGCGATCTAACGACCGGTGACGCAGCCCTGTACGGCGATCCCGTCGTCGTCTCCGGCGCTGACGTTCAGGACGTCGCGGCCGTCAGGCAGTGTGGTCTGCCGTCGAGCATCGCCGGAGATCGCGTAGGTTACCGGCCCCTTCGAGATCCACACATCAGCGCTCGAGACCTTCGTGGCTCCGTTCATGATGTTCCCGCCGACCCAGAGCAGTTCACCAACCTGGATCGCGGACACGTCCGCCAGCCGGTACGCAGAGTTCTTGAACGCACCGTTGATCGTGGAGACGACACCATCTGGTGCTGGCTGGCATCGCCCCCTTGCGGTCGGCGCCGGTGCAGTGGTCGGTGCTGCGAGTCCGGTCAACTGGCCCGGGCAGAATCCCACCGCGGACGCGTAGAGGAAATCACCAGCCTGCGCGATCTTGACGGGGTCACCCTGGACACTCCCGTCGATGATCGTGCCCCCGGATAGCTGAGCCAAGGCCTCCAGTTTCTGGCCGGACGCCATCTGGTTGCACGCGATACTCGCCGCCTGGACCAGCTTCGTCGTGTCGCCGCTTGCCCGCCAATACGGGGTGAGGGCGTCCAAGAACTTCTTGTCCCGGGTGCCCGGCCCTTCTTCGCTGTTCGGTACGACGACCGGCGTGCTGGTGGTGCTCGCCGAGGGCTCGTCGCTGCCACATCCGGCGACGGCGCCAGCCATGCCGACAGCGATTGCCACAATTGCGATGGCGGTTTTCATCGGGTCCCCTCGGGCGTTGTTGGCCGCAACCATAGACCCACGACATCGCCCCCGCTGGAAATTCCCGCGTGGTGTTACTCGGCCGCGATCAGGTCGGCGGTGTTGTAGACGAACGGGTAGCGGCCCGGCGCGGATGCTTCGGCTTGGATCAGGACGCGTTCCGGGTTGCCGTCCACGTCGGTCTCGACGATCTCGAACACCGACACGGGACTGGCCTTGATCTGTACTCGGTCCCCCACTTGAAACGCCACCGGCACACAATATCCGGTGGTGGGTGACGAGTCGTGCGACATGCTCGGCGCCGACCCAGTGCTCGGCGTACTCGCGAGCGAGCGCGGCCGCGGCGGCGAGCAGGCGGGTCACCGCCACGCTTCTTTCGGCATTGTCGCCCAGACCTGTTCGCTGGCGTGGTGCAGCGCGATTCGCCGCGCCTTTGCCGGGTCGGCGGTTGAGACGCTGGCCGCGCCCGCGTCGAACAGTTCTTCCAGGATCAACCGCACCATCGCCTCACGACGAGCCCCACCTCCTTCGGGAGGTGGGGCTTCTTCGTCGTTCACGAGGCTCGGCGGATGGCGCGGCGCTGCATGGCCCGCGCCAGGACGGCCAACCCGGCAGCTGCAGCGGTGGCGATGCTCATCGCCACGACGGGGCCGCCGTTGTAGACGTTCAGGATCAGCACGCCCGCGGATACGGTGGCCGCTGCCAGGCAGGCTGTGAGGAACCCTGCCCAGAACCAGAGCGCCCCGCCGCGGGCGGTTATGCCCTGGCTTGCGGTGTAGCCGATGGTCACTTCGGGGCCGTCGTGATCAGGCACGCGTTCCTCCAGGGGATCGGCGCCCAGTGTTCGCTCGTTCGCGTTTCGCCCACTCATCGAGGGCAAACCGTTCGCGGATGACGGCGCCCACCAGGAATGTGTCGCCGCGCGCGAGCGCTTCGAGGACCTGCGTCAGCATCGGGGGGATATGACGACCGTCAGGCAGGAGCACGCAGGGCAGCACGCCGAATTGGTTGCGTGGTCCTGATATATCGCGTGGCGCGTTGACCCATTCGCCGCAGCGGAGAAGCAGCATGAATGTGTGACCGACGGATCGATTCCATCGGTCGGCAACTGGGGTGATGACTCCGTTGGGGTGCCAGTCGATATCCGGCGGGAAGAGCCGTCCGGCAACATGTTCAGCACTTTCGAGCCCTTTGAGCGTGTAGGCATTGAGGTCGCGCATCTCGGGCGCGTCACTGACACGGAACCGGGTGAGGTCGACAGAGAACTGTTCGGACCAGTTTCGCCATCCGTGGGGATCGATCTCGGTGATGTTCATGCCAGCCCCCGGCATCCGCCGCTGTATGCCTCGGCGGCGAGGTACTGCAGGCAGGCGGGGCCGTGCGCGGCGTGGGTGGTCATGACGTAGCGGGCTTCGTCCAGGCTGGCCGGCGCGGATTCGTCGCCGCAGAAGCGATGCTGGAGATCCCAGCGTTGGCGGGACGCGATGGTCGCGGCGTTCACCGCTCATCCTCCGCGCGGAAGAGGTGCCAGTCCTTGATTGCGAGGACATAACAGATGACGGCCATGAGGCCGAGGCATGCCGCGAGCACGAGCGCTGCGACGTATGGTGCGGGCATTGGGCGATACCCCTCGGATGCGTGTGTGTGGTTGGAGTGCACCCGGTGTCGGGGAGTTCCCTCACCCCTGATCGGCTCTGGGGCTTCGGGGGTCCTGCTTCGCCGGTCGGGGCCGTGACCCGACACCGAGTGCTAACTTGACGTTAAAGTCCTGATAGACGGGCGAAGTTCAAAAAAAGTTCAAAATTTCGGTGCTACCGTAGATGGCGTGATTGAGAACGATTCCGTCGGCGCGCGCATCAAGCGGTACGCCAAGCTGCGTGGCCTCACCTACGAACAGCTGGCACAGAAGTCAGGCGTAAGCCTGAGCATGATCAAGCAATCCACCAGCGGTCATGCCTCGCCGAGCAGGTTCATCCTCGGCAAGCTCGCGCTCGCCCTTCAGATCGATGCGGCGAAGTTCGACGTAGCAGACGATCTGGAGCAATTGGAGACCTTGGATATTGTTCCGATTCTGCGGCGCACTTTGGCCGCGACCGACTTGATGGATGACGACCTGGAGCCCGAGCCGGTCGATCAGCTGCGGCCGCTCGTCGCGAAGGTGGGCCAATGGCGTCGGGCCACCAACTACAAGAAGATCGGCGAGGTGCTGCCCGGCCTGGTCGACCGACTGTTGATTGCTGGCCAAGTCGAGGGCGAGCCCGCCTACGCGCTACTCACCGATGCCTACCGGGCAGCGAACAGCCTGGCCCACAAGATGGGGTACAACGACCTGAGCATGACCGCGACCGAGCGGATGGTTTGGGCGGCAACACTGTCTGGCGACCCGCTCCGGCTTGCCATCGTGCAGGACCTGAAGGCGGCGACACTCACCAGGATCGGCGCAGGGAAGCAGGCTATGCGCCTGCTCATCCGTGCGATGTCCGACATCGAAGACCTGGTCGGTTCGGACCCGACCGCCGCGGCGGTCTACAGCGTTCTGCATATGCGCGCGGGAACCATCTCCGCGACGATGGGTGACGCCGACACCTCACGCGACCACCTTGCCGAGGCGGAAGCGCTGGCGCAACGCTTCCCGGAAGGTGTCGTGTACGAGACTGTCGTCGGGGAGACCAACGTTGCGCTCTACCGGCTCGCCGCGCACAACGATCTCGGCGATGTGGGTCAGGCCCTGGAGATCGCCAATGGCACGCATATCCCCGAGGGAATGGCAAAGGAGCGCACCTCGTACTTCTGGCTCGACTCAGCTCGTGCTCACCTCGCGGCGGGAGATCTTGATGCCGCCGAGGAGGCGTTGTTGGAATCGCGGGCGATCGCTCCTCAGCACTGGCGCTCCTCGCCCGCCGCCAAGGCGGCAGTCCGGGCTGTCGCAGACCGGCAGCGGTACCGCTCGGACACGCTGCGCTCGCTCGCGAACTCGTGCGGGATCCTGGACTGATGGCCCTCCCCACCGAGCCCGGGCTCTACGCGGACGCCGATGACGAGCTGTGGCTGCTGCGTGATGACGGTATGTGGCAGCAGGTCGGTCGCCAGCTTCCGTTCGGTGGCGTCCAGCTCGATCCTTCCGCTGAGCCGCTGCCGCCGAGCGCACTCGGGCACGGCACAGCGCCGCACCCGAGCCGCCGAGTCGAGATCCCGCCGGACGTCCTTAGCTGACTGCGTCCGACTCCGGCTTGCGGCGGCGGGGGCGTGTGCGGTTCAGGTACGCGGCGACTTCGGCAGCGTTCCGCCGCTCGCCGCGGTCAACGCCCAGGTCTGGTTCGGACTTCGGAGCAGGCTTCAAGGTCGGGCGTGGTTTGGTCATGCAGGGTTAGACGCGGCCGCGGCCGCGGCGGTTCCATCAATACCGCGGGTCGACGTAGTCTTCGGCGTCGTCGCTGTCCTCGTCGATGCTGCCGTCGAGGATGCCCAGTACGCGGGTGAGGACGTTCGCCGGGTACTTCCCGCGCCGGAACCGGACCTTCTCGTTGCGGAGGATCGCGAGGACGTGCCCGACGTCTTCGACGGTGTCGAGGATCGTCTCGGGCAGCCGCCGGTGGACGTCCTCGGCGGTGACCGCGCTCGAGGAGTTGAGTACGCCGACGACGGCGAGGAGTAACCGTTTCTGCTCGTGCGTCATGGGCGGCCATCGAACGGGTTGTGGACGCACTGCTCGGTCTCGGGCGGGTAGTAGGTGATGTGCCCGCAGGTGCGGCAGTAGTAGGTGCGATGCCCACCGGTGGCCAGGCAGGCTTGGTGCGCGACGGTGACCGGCGCGCCGCGCAGCTCGAGCCCGCACCGGCACTCGATCGGGGCGGGGCATTGCCATCGGCCGGCAACCTCGTAGAGGCGGGCTGGGTTGACGTCGGTCCGGCCGTCACCGAGCCGCCAGCGAGGAGTCCAATCATCGTCTATCGAACTCATGTTCGACAGGCTACCGCCTTCGCTGCGCGGGCGGAACCAGTTTCTCCGGCAGCAGCATCCCCGCCAGCACGTTCTGGCCGGCCCGCAGCTTCTCCAGATCCTCGTGCAGGTACAGCCGGTTCGCCGCGGCGGTGGACTGGCCGAGGAACTTCATGCGGTGGGCCTCATCGACCGGGATCAACGTGTTCGCGGTGTGCCTCGTGCCGTGGCCTTGAATGTGCTGGACCTCGGCGCGGGCTTGGGCATCGGCCCATGCCTCGTTTTCGTACTCGCGGCGGATCGGCCGGAACTGCTCGGTCACCCACACCAGCCCGAACTGGTTCGGGATGCGGTTCTCCAGGTAGATCATCAGCATGATCGCCAGCTCGACCGGGATGGACACGATGTGGGACTTGCGGGTCTTGGGTCGCACCAGGGCGAGGTTCTTGTACAGCGGCTTCACCTCGTAGGTGTCCGGCGCGTCGAACCGGTCCGGGCTGTCGCTGTTCTTCATGCCCGGTTTCAGCGGCAGCTGCTGGAGCTGCCAGGCGATATCGATGGTCAGGTTCTCGAAGTCGATCCGGTCCTCGGTCAACCCGAGCAACTCGCCCTGGCGTTTCGCGGTGAGATACCGCGTCACCCACAACGTCACCAGCGGGTCGCCCCATCCCAGGGCGGTCTCGAGCACCCGCTGCGCTTGCGCCGGTGTGTGCGTGCCGCGTTCCTCGCTGATCGCGATCGGCCGGTCGACGAGGGCGGCGACGTTCTCTCGGATCAACCGGGGGCGCTCCTTGAGTTCGTCGTCGAGCCAGTCCCGAACACGGTCGTAGGCGATCTGCTTGGTGCGGGACTTCCACCGCGGGATCTGCTCGGTGGTGACGGTGCCGTCGGGGTGGGTGACCTCGACCGGTTTGGTCTGGTCGTCCATCCAGCTCAGCATGTAGTCGATGTGACCGGTGCCGAGGGCTTTGAAGTCGGCGCCGCCGATCGATGGTGTGATCTGCTGGTTGATCGTGGACAGGACGTTCTTGTAGTGGTTGGGGCTCCAGCCGCGGGTCTTCTTCTTCTCGGCCCAGCGCCGGATCCGGTCGTCGACGCGGATCTTCTGTGCGGGTATCTGGGCGATGCCGTTGCGGGTGTCTTCCTTGAGCTTGTCGAGCTTCTTCATGCACTCGTTCTTGTCGCGCGAGTACACCGGCATCGACCGGTTGCGTTTGCCGTCCGGGCGCGGGGGCAGCGATACCGTGCCGACCCACATGCCGTCGGCGCGCTGGAACAAAGAGCCCTCGCCGTACTGGCGCTTGCGTTTCTTGCCGGGTGTGCGGAAGGAATTCTTCCGGGCGGGAGATGTCAT